AAGGGCGATACCGGTGCCAAAGGTGATAAAGGCGACATCGGTCCACGTGGTCTCGGTGTACAGCTGATCGATCACCTGGACAGCAAAGACCAGTTACCGGATCCGGCTGACTACACCAATGGTGATACCTTCGTTATCGACGGTCACTACCACACCGTGTATCAGGGTGCGTGGGTTGACCTCGGTAACATGACCGGTCCTGCGGGCAAGTCTGTTTACCAGTCCTGGTTGGACGAAGGCAACACCGGCACCCAGGCTGAGTTCCTGGAAGCCATGAAAGGTGCAGACGGTATTGGTCTGCAGATTCGTGGTTCGTTCTCCTCAACAACCAACCTCCCGACTACTGGCATGGTTAATGGTGATGCGTACATCATCAACCAGCAGATGTATGTGTGGGACGGCACCCAGTGGTCCATCGTTGGTCAGGTCGGTCCGAAAGGCGACAAGGGCGACAAAGGTGATAAAGGGGACACCGGCGCGAAAGGCGACAAAGGTGATACCGGTCTGCAAGGTATCCAAGGTCTGAAAGGCGACACCGGTGCGAAGGGCGATAAAGGCGATACGGGTGAGAAGGGCGATATGGGCCCAGGCATCTCTATCATCGGTAAGCTCGACGACTCCTCTAAACTGCCTGCAACAGGTGAGCTGGGTCAGGGTTACCTGATCGCTGGCGACTTCTGGGGTTGGGACGGTGACTCTTACGAGAACATGGGTCCAATTCAGGGTCCAAAAGGCGATAAGGGTGACACTGGCGCCAAAGGTGACCAGGGTGATAAAGGAGATAAGGGTGATACCGGTCTCCAGGGTATTCAAGGTGTTAAGGGTGACACCGGTGCCAAGGGTGACAAAGGTGACACTGGTTCAACCGGTGCAAGCCTGATCCCGAAAGGCACTGTGGCTTCTGCCTCTGCGCTGCCGACCGCTGCTACTGCCAACGCAGGCTGGATGTACGTCGCACTGGATACCAAACACTCTCACGTCTCTGACGGTACACAGTGGGTCGACTACGGCGACTTCTCTGGTGCTCAAGGTAAAGACGGTGCCAAGGGTGATACTGGTGCGAAAGGCGACACCGGTGCGAAAGGTGATGTAGGTCCTGGCGTTATCGCTAAAGGCTCCGTTGCTACCGCGTCTGCACTCCCAACGGCTGACAGCTCTAACGTAGGTTTCTACTACACTACGGCTGACACCAAACACTCCTGGATCTCCAATGGTACTGCCTGGGTAGATATGGGCGACATGTCTGGTGCACAAGGCGTGCAGGGTGTGAAAGGCGATCAGGGTGTGAAGGGTGACATTGGCGCAGGTCTGGTGCCGAAAGGTACTGTAGCCTCTGCATCCGCTCTACCGACTGCCGCTTCCGGTAACCTGGGTTGGATCTACGTGGCCAGCGACACCATGCACTCGCATGTTTCTAACGGAACAGCGTGGCTGGATCTGGGTAGTCTGCAGGGTCCACAGGGCGCGAAAGGCGACACTGGTCTGACTGGTGCTAAAGGTGACAAAGGCGATAAAGGTGACACCGGTGCTAAAGGTGATCAGGGTATCCAGGGTCTGACTGGTGATACTGGTGCAACCGGTGCCAAGGGTGATGGCTTCAACGCTAAAGGTCGTGTGACTCAGGATTCTGAGCTGCCTACCACTGGCGTTGCTAAGGGCGACACCTGGGCTGTGGGTACACACCTGAAAACGTGGGACGGTGCAGCGTGGGTTGACTACGGTGACTTCTCCGGTGCACAAGGTATCCAGGGTCCGAAAGGTGACATCGGTGCCGGCATCAAGATCCTCGGCAAGAAGGACAGTGAAGCTGATCTGCCAGCCTCTGCTGATAACATCGGCGACGGTTACATGATCGGCGTGAACTTCTACGTCTGGGATGGTTCCGCGTTCGTGAACGTTGGTCCGATCCAAGGTCCGAAGGGTGATACCGGCTCACGTGGTCTGACCGGTGCCAAGGGTGATCAGGGTGATAAAGGTCTCAAAGGTGATAAAGGTGATCCAGGTTCTAAATGGCTCGTCTTCGCCCGTGAACCGAACACCGCTGATGGCGTGGTAGGTGACTACTTCCTGCGTAGCGATACTCAGGACTACTACCAGAAGACTTCTACCACCGCGTGGTCGTCTCTTGGTAAGCTCGGTGGTGGTAACGTCTTCGATGCAGCTTTCGATGGCAAACGCAAAGTCCGTAAAGACGGTGCGTGGGTTGATCTGAAGTTTGACTTCGACCGTTACGATCTGCTGATGGTGCAACCTACCGGTACTACGCTGGACTTCAGCCTGGGTAACGGTTTCAAACTGTCTGCTACCACGGACAAAGCGCTGACCATCACCAACCTGCCAGCATCGACCCGTCTGGCTACCATCGTGATCGTGCTGAACGGTAAAGGCGGTAACATCTCCTTTACTAACACCATCAGCTGGTCTCGTGGTGAAGCGCCAACGCTTGGTGATACTCGCACCATCATCGCCCTGCTGTGGGATGGTACGAACCTCACTGGTCAGGTCGCCATGACTGTCTAATAGACGGGGGCTTCGGCCCCTTTCTATCCAGCCCTTTCTTTTTGTGATATTGAGGACGCTATGAGCGAAACCACTTCTGTAAGCGTAATCAATGGTTCTACACCGCTGATTAAGCTTGATACAAAAGAGTACCCGCGTTACTACCGTAACCTGCGTGCCGATAACCAGCAGACCATCTTCTCGTCTGATACGCTGCCGGTTGATAAGCTCGCAAGCTATGGTTATGCGCTGGTCAATGCGGTGCAACAGCCGGAAGGTGATTCAGTGGTGCAGGGTGAACCTGAGCTGCGTGAAGACGGCGAGTGGTACCAGACTTGGGTCATTACCGAATCGGATCCAAGTATCAAGTTCAACGATACCCGTGCGAAGCTGTTAAGTGATGCACTGAGTCTGGTTGAAACTGAACTGTCTATTGGTCTGCCGTTCCAGAAAGAAGTCGACGGCGCGACTATTACGTACCATCTGCAAGCAGGTGACAAGGATCGTCCAAACTGGCTGGGCGTGTTTCAAGTGGCTCAACTGCGTAAAGCAGCGGGTCAGGAAGACGCTGTGGCCATCCGTACCTACGAAAATACGTTTGTCTCGTTGACCCCTGACGAGATCATCACGAACATGCTGGGGTTGTTCTCTGGCATCGATGCTGCTTACAAACGTTACTGGGAATTCAAAGACGGTGTTAATGCGCTGAAAGTGGGTGATAAGTTACCTACCCTGCCTAACAGCTTCGTTGAAGAATAAACCGGCATAACTACATAAAGGGTTTCCTTCCCCGCAAAGGGAAGGAAACACCTTTTTATGCCGATCAATCAATCACGTTGAATACCAGATAGAGTTTCTTGCTAAAGTAATACGTACTCAGCTGAACCCCGATGCAGTACTTAAACCGACTGCTGGTTGCAAACTCCGCCTGGTTCGGTCCACGGTAGAATACCCGAGCCCCATAGAGCGTAAACGCTTTCTGAAAGTCCAGGGTCCACGGGTGACCTGATACCGCAGCCAATGCTTGCGCCAATTCCGCAGTAGGTGCTTGACCTACGACTTGATCAGCGAGAACACGGGCATACGGTGTAAAGTCAAACGGATACTCGTACAAATAGGGAAGCTTAGCCGGTTTCATTTAAACCCTCCCCAGTGTTGATAGAGATCGATGGCCAATACCAGACCCTGACGGTAGAGCGCCAGATCACGCAGTAAGCGGTTCTGCCAACGCAGCTCGCTCAGCAGCAGGTTGAGATAGTTCACCCCGTCCATGATCCACTGATCGGCTTTCCCGTCGTTACACGTTGCCATGCTGTCTGCCAGGATGTTCTGCACACTGCGTGCACGTTGCATAACCTGGTTAAGCTCACCCCAGATCACACAAAACGTTTTGTCCATCGCTGCAAGTTTCGCCAACAAGTCAGACATCAACTCATTGGTGTCAGCATCGCAAATTGGGAACCCGGCGGTAATCGCTGCATTCGTCAAGTCACCGTAGTCGCTTAACCCTGCCCGGTAAACCACCACAGGTCCAAACGCGGAACTGCCGGCCAAGCCTTTTACATGGAACCCGCCTGTGAAACGTTGGAGGTCTCCGGCTTCTGCAAACTCTCGTAGCGTGTCTTGTGAACACGCATCATACAGGTTACTTACAAGGATATCGCTATCCGTAAGACTTCCCGCAACCAGTTGGGTACGCTCCCTAAGGTTTGAAAGTACAGTACCAAGAGTATCAACGCCATTAGCGGCCCCTTCCCAGACGCCAGCGCTATTCGTCGGAACTCGGCCATCACTAAGTAGATACTGAACATAACCGTTGTCGCCTAAATACCCTTCACGCGTCATGACCCGTCGAGCCGTTGGCGTGTTGAGTGAGTGTATTTCAATTAGGGCTTTGAACTCCTCCAGTTGTCCATTACTGAAAGCATCGAGCTCCGTGTCAGCACAACGCAGCGCGTCCTTAAGACACGGTGAGTATGAACTGTCCATATTGGGATTGCTATCCCACACCCAGTGATTGTAACCCAGATCACCCAGAGTCTGACGCAGAGGCGCCAAGTCAAGGGTCATGAGTTTGGCAACTGACTGGTCTGCTTCATCAGCCGTATTAAAGGCCTCTAAGGCAGCGCTGACTTTCTGCAGATTCACCGACGTGTTTGCCAGCATATACTGACGGATCTGGAACAACGTATCCAGTTGACCCACATTGCTGCTTGCGGTTACTGGTGCATCGTCGTCATCGTCATCATCACCGCTGTTCTTGCCCACGTACCCTTCATTACCGGTACCGGGCTTACGCAAAGACATGTCACAATAATCGAGTGCGGCAGAGATCACCGAACACCCCATTACCATGCTGCGATAGAACAGACGGTTTTGCTGCTCAGTGTACCAGTTGATAGTCGCTTCAATGGCACGGGCATCGGCGTCATCACCCATAATGCCTTTCTCAGCATCGCGTGTGATGTTACGGAAATCCGTGGTCAGACGACTGCCCACTTTCCCATACAGTTCGTTGATCACTTTGAGGAAGTTACGCAACTCACTGGTTAAACGGGACAGACTCGCACGATCCGCACGGCGGGTCATTTCACCTGACACGTTAACCACACTGGTGCGGTTAATGGTCGCCCAGCAATCCGTAAAGGAATCACCGGTGGCAATCTCAACAATATACCCGTTCGGTAACTGGTTAAAGACTTCGTGACCGTTACGCTGTGAATCCACACGCGCATTCAGACGACTGCTTAAATGACGCATGAAGTCCTGAATCGAGGACAAGGCATCTGCACGTGTCCCGCCGTCGATCGCACGCTTGAAACTTTGCTGGTACAAGTTATAGTCGTTGTGCACTGTAGTGAACAACCACTTCACTTTGTTGACCGCGTTCATTACCTCTGCGGCGTTCTGTGGCGCCTTTCCTAACAACGACAACATCGCCGCTGATGCAGGGAGTGCGCACATATCGCCCGGTAACGCATTGTCAGTGGATGAATCTACCTTACGCTCGACATACATCATGCGCATGGATAAACGCCCCAGACGGTCGCTCAGGCGCTTATACGCCGACACGATTTGTTTACCGATCCAACGCAGGGCTTTGATCACCCGGTCTTTGATCATAATCAGGGTTTGTTTGTAGTCTTCCAGACCTACGTCAACCAGCGGATCATTACGCTCAACGTTCAGCGTCGTCCCCGCATGAGTCTCCATGTATGCCAGCACGGTGTCTTTCACCCGTTGCAGCAACACTTCCAACTCCAGATCACTGGGCACTGATTCTGGCGCATGGGCCGCAATCATCACCAATGCTTCATTACCGTCTGACAGATCGAGAGCCTCATCGCTCAGCTTTTCAGTAATGTCATCAATCGCCTGGTGTTTGTCTGCTACCTGAGGAGAATACTCCGCAACCAGCATTTGGTGTTGAACACCCAAGGATAGTCCGTCACTCATGGTTTCACCTATTAGGGCGGAATAAAGGGAGAGGGGAAACCCCCTCCCCCAGTATTAGTTAATGACAGGCTTACTCAGCGTCACCAGACTTGTCGTCAGCTGGCTTTTCGTCTTTCTTCGCTTCGTCTTTCTGAGGTTTCTCAGCTTTATCAGCTTTGCCACCTTTAGCGAAAGAAGAGACCACAGCCAGAGAAGCTTCAACCACATCCATGGCAGCGCGCGTAGCAGTACGCGGCAGCTGAGATACGGTATCCACCAGACCGTCAGGCAGAGCAGAGGCAGCAGATGCGATTTTACGCACATCTTTATCGCCATCGCCTTTACCGTTGGCATCAAGTTCCAGAGACTGTTTGCTGATGGTATCAATGATACCTTTCAGCGCAGTGGTCTCGGTCAGCACGCCTTTTACTGCACCCAGAATTTTAGCCGCTTGTGCTTCGCCCAGGGTCACAGTCAGTGCTTCCGGCGCAGGTACGCCAGCGCGCTTGATAGACACACGCGCTTTTGATGCAGCACGCAGGAACGCAATGGCAGAAGCAGTGTCGGTCGGAGCCGGTGCTTTGGTCGCCATTTCGAACAGAGCGTAGTTACCCAGTACCACGTCAGAACGTTTCAGGCTCATGCCATCTTCGTCTTTAACCGATACGGTCACACCTTTGATCGCAGGGATCTGCAGTTTCGCCGCAGCAGCCACAGCTGCGTCAGCCGTTTCAGCGCCATTGATGTCAGCGATGATACCTGGCAGGGCTTTGAAGAACCAGTTGCTGCGATCCTGCATAGCAGTCGCGGAACCTTTCACCAGTTTGTCTTTGAACTTGTTCAGGTCGCCAGCAATGTCTTTCGAGAATTCTTTGCCGACCATCAGCGCCTGGCTGGAGATCTTCACTTCTTTCTCAGGTTTGCCTTTGATGGCCGCTTCAAGCTCAGTCGCTTTCGCTTCGTGACGTTTAGCCTGGTTCAGGATCTCAGCAGCGAATTTAGCAATCGTACCCAGAACACCTTTCACAGCATTCTTCGCACGCTCACCCAGGCCTTTCTTCTCTTCGTCCAGCGCATTCAGGCCAGCAGAGAGAACGACCAGCATCTGGTCCGGATCATCACCGAACGCTTCGAGACCACCGCTGGTTACGGTCAGACCAGATTTACCGAGAGTGCCCATGGCATGGTTAATCTGATCCTGCAGCAGACCTGCAGTTTTCGCAGAGATAGAACCCACTTCGATGAAGTGTTCCAGACCAGCCTGCACCTGCTCAATGTGAGCTACTGCAGCGCTTGCGCTTTCTACAGCGCGCTCTTCACTTGCCAGTTCGCTGTCCAGCTGAGCAATACGGGTATTACCCTGCTCGTAGTCGCGTTCTGCTTCCAGCTCAGCCACAACTGCAATCGCAGCAGCGAGAGCACCCGCATCTTCCGGCTGTGGCTCTTCAACAGGCACAACTGGCTCAACCACCGGTACAACAGGTTCTACTGCTGCAGGCGGGGTCTCATCGAATGCTTCGTTACCTGCATCAAGCAGGAGTTGATCGAGTAAATTCATCTGTCGTACTCCGTATTATTTCATGAAATAACGCATCGTCAATAACCCGTGGTACCAGCACGGGTGGTACATATAATGAGTTAAAGACGATGGTTACTCGTGTTTTACAGCTGAGCGCTGATTTCGACGTACTGCTTCACAGCATTAGTCAAGTTGTTGGTATACGATACCACCGACTGTGGCAGCATGTTGGTCAGACGAGACAACGTACCAATGGCAACGGTCATCTGCGTAGTAAAGGCATCATCACGCCCGTCGGTTAAACGGGGAAGGACACGCGTTGCTACTTTGTCTGCTTCACTACCCAGTCTAGCCGCAGTGGTATCCAGACCGTAATCGATAACGGTCTTCAGTAAGTCCTCAACGCTGGCAATAGACAGCAGGGCTTCCTGACGTGACAGTGAGGTGAACACCGGCGTGCCTGTGTCGGATGATTTCGCAGTACGGCTGAAATTGATAGAGGTCAATCCCAGGTTACGTAACGCACCTTCTTTATCACCCATGTTGTCAGCATGACCCGTTACCAGGTTCAATGGACTGATCGACATACGCAACTCATAATCACCTAACACCGGGGTGGTGCTTAACAGTGTACCGAACTTGTTCGACTCACGTCCAACCAACAGTGCATTCATTGGCAGGAACTTATCGTAAGCCAACTGGTTCACAGCTTTGTAACGCTGATCCATGTCCATGCGATCTGCATCTTCCAGCATATCGAGCACTGCAGCGAAATGACGGTTCACGCCATCAACAGTTGGGATAACTGCAGACTTCATGATCCTTGCTGTGTTACGCAGTGCAGCTGACACGTTGTCAGGTGCTTTCAGCACGTTCCCTTCAGTCATTGCCAACAGACGGGCATACGCTGGAGACAACTGCTTAGGACGCCCACCGATCGGACTGATAGGTGTAATGGGTGTGATCGGCGTGATTGGAGTAATTGGGGTGATAGGTGTAATGGGAGTAATCCCACTTGCCGAACCAGGACCGGTCTTAATAGACAAGCCGCTGTTGTTACCCCAACTGATTTGAAACTCTTCCCAGCCTTCCAGCTTATCGTTGGTTGCCCGACGCAGTTCACCCAAGGCTTTTAACTGACGCCCCAGCACCAGCTTCGCAGAGGTGATGAATTGCATCATGATACGAAAACCCGTCCGGATCAGTTTGATCAGCGCAGCCAGTGCGGTGCGCAACATACTTCCGATCCCTTCAAGCCCCGCATCCAACAGCTGACCGGCCAATGGTCCATTATAGCTTTCCATCGACCCCATCAGGCGAGGACCGGCATCATCACCCAATACCGCAATCACACGAGACCGAAGTTCACGAGCTTCCACCTCAGTGATGGTATCCCGCACATCCCGTGCATACGCAACCGCATCCGTCAATTTACGCACCTTATCCATCTGGTCACTGAGTTCAGCGTCTGAAGCACGCATGGCATCATCAGCGTTGACCAACTCTGTGTGATCAACCGCTTCAGGAACATAACCGGTAGAAACAGGAAGAGGCTCCTCAAAAGCCTCGTTCCCAATGCCAAACAAAAGCGCTGACATTTCAGACATCGTGTTTTCCTTTAGCTCAGGTCAGAGCTGTACACAAGTGTTTTAATAACGCCGGCCATATCCGTGATAAGGGCTAACGTGCTGGCAGTAGGGAGGATTGTCATTTCGAACAGCGACAGGATCGCACCTGCATGAGCAGAGACCTGAGCCTGCACGTTCTTACTGACCCATGCATTTTTGATGAAGCTGTCGTACGGACGAATCGACGTCTGATACGTGTTGTACGCTTTGTACACCACATCCATCTGATTGAGGTAAGCATCGATGTTTCCTACCGCCTGACGCAGCTGAGCCAGACCGTTCAGCATCTCTGCTTTGGTCAGGGTCACAGTGGTCGGGGTTGGATTAGGTTTACGGACATTACACAGATCCATAAAGGATACGCTTACCGCATTGGCCACATCGAAGTACCCGCTACCGATTTGCGCATTACGCTCAGGGCGTGCAATATACGCAGCAAGGGTGCGACCAGATGCTGATTCGTGAATGTCAAACACGTCAAAGGTAAAGTGCTTACCGTTGGCCACGCCGGTCGAAACAGTCACAGACTCCGGGGTCGGCACTGTCAGGTGAGGCAACACCGCAGCAGTGGCTGCATTGAAGCCATCCTCAGTGGTGGTGTTTAACACGGTTTCAATGTCCGTGCTCAGCACACCAATTTTGTCTATCAGCAGATTGATGTTACGGCGATACCAATCATCAGTTGCCGGAACGATGTCAGCCAGAGAACCACGAAGGTCAACCTGTTTACCCAACGTAACCGCCAGGGCTTGCGCTTTCTCAAGCTTGGTCGAATACTCGATATCAGGCAGACCCTGGACACGACGCGTCAGGTCATCAATGAGTGCGCCTGCACGTTGAGTGGTCTGTTTACTGGTCCCCATGGTGCGTTTAACGCCATCCCAGAAGTTACCAATAGCAAAGCCCAGTTTGGTGGAGACATTTTTAATGATATCGCCCAGACCTTCAACTGAACCTTCCAGGCGTCCTTCTGCGATGTTATCGACCACACGGCGTTGATCGCGACTCAGGAACTCACGACGCACCGCCATAGCCGAGACACGCAAAGCCGCGAGTTCATCTTCAGACGGACCAGCTGGATTTTCAACCTGAGCAACCTCGATCATCAACCCTTCCAGCCCTGTGGCCAGACGGGTCAGATCGGCGAGGTTTGATTTTGCTTCACTGACATCAGTGTCGGCCTGAGTCACCAAAGTGGTTGCTCGTGCCAGGTTTGTTTCTGCTACAATTAAATCGTTGATTGATGACGGACCCACATCGGAAACAGGAGGAGCATTAAGCTCCTCCAGTCCAGTGGAAAGCGCCATGTCTAAAAGCAGATTGCGCATTTCCACATTTCCTTATTTCAGGTTGTTGTCGCTGTAGGTCGCCAGTGAACGTTCGCACACTTCCAGTGCACGGTTCATCAGCACGATCAGTTTCTTCGCCAGCAGGATAGTCGGCGTAGTTGCCATATAACCGTACGCAGCGTTGATGTACCAGATCGCGTCAGCAACGCGGGTGTTCAGGGTACTCACATAAACTGTGGTACCTGCAGCACTGGTCACCGCACCTTCGTAGTTCTCAGTATCGCCTTCCCACTGCACAGTCGCCAGGACAGTCATCAGACGATCCAGATCGCTGTTCGCTTCGTCCCACGCACCCCAGGTCTTCGCGTACACTTTGATGTCGCCCAGAACTGCAGTGATGGTTTCAGCGATCTTCACGATCTCAGCCGGCTTCAGTGTGTCGATAGCCACGTCCAGTTTGTTCGGACGCTTCGCCACATCTTTCAGACCCACTTCCAGACCGAAGTACACAGAGCTCAGTGCAGCCAGACGTTGAGCAACGTTATCGGTGTTGCTGGAAACGTCAGTCGGCAGTGCCACGAACAGTGCTTCGTCGCCCATCAGGACGTCAGAGCGATACAGGTCAGTGGTACGTGAGCTGGTAGGGATTTTGGTTTTCGCGTAATCCGGCTTCGGCAGCTTCCAGTCGGAAATCTGTTTTGCCAGTTTGTTCGCTTCTTCCAGATTGCAGCTGATCAGCGGAGACACCAGCTCGATGAACTTACGACGGTGCTCAGAAACAGAGGAGTTGTTTTCTTTCAGCACGAGTTCAGCGAACTTGGCCAGGTCACCCATCTCTTTCGCAAAGTTGGTGACAACCTTACCGTCTTTCACCAGATGCCAGGCCGTGTCCAGCGGCAGCTGCAGTGCAGACGCGTTAGACTCACCAGAGGTGTTTTTCGCCAGACGTTCAACCGCAGCAGCACGGGCAGAGACTTTGTCGAAGCTGACGTGAGCATCTTTAAAGAAGCCAGCCATTTTCGCACGCAGCACGCCGACCATACCAGACAGTTTGTTACGGGCTTCTTTCAGGAATTCGCCCAGACCTTCCAGGCCAGCGTTCAGCGCGTCATCAGTAGTGATGTCGGTGCCGAAGGCTTCCAGTGAACCCACAACCTGGCCGGCAGCGTACTGGCCTTTGGTTGCCTGAAGCACACGCATCTGCAGAGCTTGCGCGTCATGTTTGGTCATCGGCGCACCGATGAAAGACTCCATAGAAGCAGTAACCTGCGCAGTCTGCACAACCACTTCGGTCTGTGCATCAACCAGGCACTCTGCTTCAACCACCGCATCAGCAGATGCAACGATCGCCGTTTCAGCAGAAGCAGCTTCGCCCGCAGCTTGAACCACAGCGATCTCTTCTTCGCAGACAGTGACGTCAACAGAAGGAACCGCAGGTGCGTCGGTTGCAGTGTCAGCAGTTACAGGTGCAGCAGCGGCGTCTTCGAATGACTCCAGGCCTTCACCGATCAGCTGAGCAAGGATAAGTGAACTCATTGTAATTCCTCTTGTGATAGATAGATGATACGGGCCTTAGCGACCCGTACCAAACATGACATATAATGACTGAACCAAATCCCGTAGCTTATCCGGTGTATCGGTCAGGTTGGCCAACGCATTGCCGCTGTTTGCATCGCGCAGCTGATTCACCAGTGCCATTGGCAGATAGGTGTCCAGCTTATCGATGTCACCCCGTAACTCCAGCGGGTTTGACAGCACTGCACTGTCAGTCATCAGCGTCATGCGCATCCGAACCGACATATCTCGCTCACCGCCAAGGGCTACCTTGGCGAGGTCACGCACAAACATCAGTGAGTGTTTGGAGTGCATGGTGTTAGCACGCTGGGCCATAACCCAAGGCGCTAACGGGAACAGTAAACGTGCCGCGGTTTCCAGGACACGTTCTTTGTAGTTCCAGTTTTCATAAACAGCGGGATTAGCAATCTGCTCACGATACAGCAGCACCACGTCAACATCGCGTTCTAACTTCACGTTGCTGCGTGGTGCATAGGAGGTAAAGCCTGTATCGTAAATTGCGTCCGCGCCGGTAAATGCTCGGGCGACCATGACGGCTCCTTAGGCTTCAGCGCTGATGGTTTCGATTTCGAAGTTCAACTTGTTCAGCACATTGGTGTAATACGCAATCTGCTTATCCAATGTTGGGTCATCGCTACCGCCGGCTTTCTGCTCCTGCAGCTTGTTCAGAGTCAGCTCAATGGCTGACGCTGCTGCTTCGGCTTGACGCAGACGGGCAACACGACGCTCAGCACGACGTTTACCGATAATAAAGAAGATGTTGAAGCGTGCCGGGATCAAGCCATTCTGGAAGGCGTTGACTTTATTCCCCAGCACGGTTGCCACAACCGCTTCATCCGCTTCGGAAACCACCACGGTTGGTACCGCATCAAACAGCTTCTCGGTAACCAGTACCGGCTGTGAGAACAGACCGACCAGGTAAACGAAGAAGCTACCGGTTTCTGTCAGGAACTTCGCTTCGGCCATCAGCACCTGCTTGTCCAGCTGGTACGCCGCTTCGTTGTCGCTGGATTTGATCGTGGAGATCACCAGCAGCATAGAGCGGGCATAGCGCAGGTAGAAGTCGATGGAATCAATGTAACGCAGGAAGTTCGCGGTTTTGAAGTCCAGGTTCTCTGGCACGATCTTCTGCTTTGATTCACGCTCGATCTGCTTGCGCAGCCACGGCAGGGTCAGGGTCAGCTGCGACAGACTCAGGAACGTGCCTTCAATGATGTCTACCGCACGCAGACGCTGTTGGTTACGTACGCCTTCGTAAGCCTTGCTGATCGACTTACAGTAGTAGTTCGGACCATCGGCTTTCAGGCCCAACGCTACCGCCTGTTTGTAACCGTTCAACGTGAACTTGTTCAGTTCCGTTTCCAGGCGATCCACTTCACTGAGCAGATCGCGTTTTTCAATGCCATCAGAGAAGATGGATTTGGCGTAGTCAAAAATGTTCATCAACCCGATCCCTTAGAGTGGTGGAATTTTGTTTTCAGCAAATGCCGTGAAGATCGACATGATGTCCGGACCATTGCCTTTGCTGGACAGTTTCAGATCGTACGCCGACACGTTTGTACCGGTGCGCTCGCCACGGTAGTAGAAGGTCACCATCGCGCTGTCTTGGTTAACCACGACCAGCATGTTGGAGTAGACGTTCTTAAACACGCCTTCGCGGATCTGGAAGTTATCCAGGCTACCGCCAAGCTCACGCGCCACTGCCTGGGCGGTCGACGCCGTGATGACAATGATGTTGGAGTTGGTGGCCATGGACAGGTTACCGCTGGTAATGCCTTTCGCCAGGTTACCGTTAGCACGACGTACCACTTCGGCATAAAAGCCTGACTTGTCTTTAATCAGGATAGATTTGTGCTGCTGCACAACGTCGTCCATAAAGAGCAAGTTAGAGAACGTCAGCTCACCGGCACGGAAACGCTGCCAGCGCTCTTTCACGTTGTTCTTGGTGGTGCCGATCGCAAGCGTGCTGGCGATAGAGTTCGAGTCCGTGCTAATCGGTTTCACACGGATGGTAATCGGCACTTCAACCGAGTTACCGTTAGCGGTGATCACCGCCTTAATCATTTTACCCACAGCCAGGTTGGAGGCTTGAGTAATGTCAGCAATGTTACCCGGCACCGACAGGCTGGTTTTGCTGTCTTTGCCAGCGGTTGCTGACGGGGGAACGGGCTCATCTAACAGCGCTTCCATCCCGATACTATAGAACGGAACGGAACTATTAACGACCCGGTGCGTATTAATGTAATCAGTGTTCGGGTTATCGAACGAGTTCAGGCCAATACCCGTACGGGCTGGATTGAGCTTGTCCAGGGTGCCGATCACATCCACACCGCTGACCTGACCGAGGAGGGCAAAGGTCTGGAGGTAGTAGCCTGCGACGATACTGGTGATCACCTGCATAATGTCCGGGGTAACCGGATCGTTACGGAGACGGTCGTCCAGTAACACCAGAGGTTCCATACGGCACACTTTGGTGAAGCTGATCAGATCGGAGTTACCCGCTGCACTGATTGCCTGCAGGGTTTTATCCAGATCGATGCCTGCGTCTTTTGCTTTCTCTTTGGCTTTGGAAAACCAACTAGCCAGCGATGCTAAAGTCGTAGCTAATGTAACCACGCCAGTGACAACTGGTAACATATACGTCACTCCTTTCAGAGACAAATTTAAAATGATTTTCGAGGAACTCAGGAATGGCCGACGATAGCACCACCTTTAACCCGAACCTATGGATGGATGAAATCGACGCAGCAGCACGGGCGGCCGGACACGGAAGCGTCTCATCCGCTCTTGCAAATAACTACTACGGCTATAACAAGTTTAGTAACCGCGCGGCATTTCTTCCGATAAACCGTGACGTGATGGGATATACCTTCTTCACACGGCCGATTCTTAACTTATCATACGATAATCTTCTTCGGAAAGAAAAGCTCTACGCATTGGCCACAAATAACCCGGATACAATTCCCGGTGCTATACGATCAATGTTCGATGCGATCGGAACCGTGCAGCGTAAATCCTACAGTCGTCTGTTTGATAATGCGCAAGCCTTCGTTCCAATCCTGGGTAACACGCTGGAATCGTTAACGGGCTTTCCGGATATTGTGGTGGACTTGTTTACCGCAGCACCCGGTGCACGTAAAGAAACCTGGCAGATGATCGATGGTCAATCGGAGTTCAATGAAGCGTATCAGTTGAGTGCGTCCTTTGGTAACGTCTCGGGTGACCCGGTGACCATGATCCTGGATTTGCTGCAGACCTATGGGTCAGCGGTGTACCTGGGTGAGATGGTGCCGTACTGGGATGCGATCGTGAACAACTACATCGACTACACCATGCGCATCTACCGTGTGGTGCTCGATCAAACGTATCGCTACGTGACCAAGATCGGTGCGCCGTATTCTGCGATTTGTAATACCAACCCAATCGGTGCGGCATTTGATTATGCGACCACCAAAGACACACCGCTGATCAAAGCCAACAACCAGATCAGTTGCCAGTGGTCATGTGTCGGGTTCCGGTATAACACCATGTCGCTGATTCAAGATTTCAACTCTTGTGTCACCATGTTCAACCCGCAGATGAAAGACGGTAACCGCACGAACTTCTACCGCAAGTTAACACCGCAGGAATACGCTGTGTACAACTTCGTCGGGTATCCGCGCATCGATCTCAATACCAACGAATTTGAATGGTGGGTTCCAAAGGACCTTAACCTGTCCAACCCTAAAGCTACCACGCAGAGCAGTTTCCGTGGTGACTTCTAAGCTTAGAGGCTGATATGAGTGACTTACTAAATCTGTCGGTGAAGGACCGCATTTTAGCCGTGCGGTATGATCCGTCAAGCATGATGGATCTTTCAATGGATCTGTTAGACAAAGCCATGAACGGTGAGATTGATATTCCCGATGCCAACCACCCGTTCTGGTATGCCATGGAAATGTCGGCACTGATGAACGCGGCCAGCATGCAGGCAATGGCCGATACCATCGCCGGTTTCTATCCAGTGCAAGCCAACAGCCAGGAAGACCTGTACCGTCACATGTCCGATGAAGACTACGACGGTCGTTTCTCCACACCATCACGTTTGCCGTTTGTGTTGATCCTCAACGCCGAGGAAGTGCGCCAGCGTGCTGTGCGGGTTGCCGAATCGTCCAACGACGACATTGACAGTGTCTACTCGAAACTGGTCTTCCCACGTAACTCGGTTTACAGTGTGGCAGGTGCGGACTTCAGTCAGGAGTATCCACTGGAGATCCGTGTGATGAAGCACGGCGGGTTCATGGTGGTGTGGGACGTCTCACAACCCACTCCGCTGCTGACACTGGAAACCAACCAGATCGATTGGCGCATTGCCACGATGAACAACGTCGAGTACTTGTACATCGAATTGAGCATGCGTCAGTTTACAGCGACGCCGTACTACGGGATGATCACAGCCGCCACAGCGTACAAGAACACCTTCTCCTTAAACGGGGATTACTTCTACTATGCTCGTGTCTGGACGCGTACCTCCACGGATGCTGACTGGGATGAAGCCTATTCCACCCACAGCGATCAAACGTTTGACATTAACCGTTTAACGTTTGTGCTGAAGGTATTGGAGAATACCGTTGAAGTGCGTCTGCCCGAAATCTATATATCCAACGGTGTGGGGATTGGGCGTCAGGTGCGTGTTGACATCTATACCTCAAAAGGCGCCTTGTACCTGGAACCGACAGTGGTGACCGGGGCACAGATTGCGGCTAAGTGGTTAGACTTCAACTACGAGTCGCGTCAGCTCGATAAGTTTTCTACACCGATCACGGTGTTCAACGAGAAGACGATTCTCACGAATGGCACGCTGTCAGGTGGTACCAATGCCATGTCGTTTGCAGATCTGCGTAACCAGGTGATCTACGACGGTAACCAAACGGATATCCCAATTACCCCGGGTCAGATTAACGCCACCCTGAGTAAGCTTGGGTATGACGTGCTGAAAGTGGAAGACCTTGTAACCAGCCGCACCTACCAGGCAAGCCGCATGGTCGGAACGCAGTTGAACAAGAAACTCACTACTGCAGTGGGCACAGGCATTATCACAGCACAGATGACCATGGAGCAGTTGGTCACCAACAACGCAGTACACGACAACGGGAATCGGATTACCATTTCACCCAAAGCGTTGTACGAAGTGGTGGACGGTGTATACACCATGGTGTCCAATGCCCGGATGGCTGAGATCAATGGCAGCAAAGTCGAAGACGTTGCCGTCATGATCAACAAAGGCCTGTTCCTGTACAGTCCGTTCTACTATGTGCTGGATGCCAACAACGATGCGTTCGTGACCCGCGTCTATGACATGGACCGTCCGGAAGTGGCCTACCGTGAGTTCTTGAGTGAGAACAACTCCGTTGGTGTGGAAGTGGGGATCGGTAACTACGCGTTTGCCAAAGGCGACAACGGGTATGTGCTGAAGCTGACGACTGCCTCCGGGGATTACTACAAGAACCTGGATGATGCTGACGTGATGATGCAGATGTTGTTCCTACCGGATGAGGAAAGCAGCTATGCGTATCTGAACGGCAAGATCGTGGGTCGCACTGACACCCGTGAACGTGTCTGGGAATTCCAGTTAACGTCCAACATGGATATCACCGAAGCGAACCAGTTGATCCTGACCTCCTTTGGTCAGTTTGGTAACCTGCCATCGAAACTGAAAACACCGATGTCAGGGTCGTTTACCATTCTGAACTGCATCAGCAAGAACAAGTCACCGAACGACGTAGTACTGTCGGACAGTGATAAGCTGCTGGGTCGGGAATACCTGGATCGTGAAATGGTGGCAGTAACTGAACAGCGTTACCAGCTGAAGTTTGGTGATGCCCTGGACAACATGTATACCCGTGCTCGTCCGCTGCCGTCTGATGTGGCGTACAAGAAATACGAGGAAGATGTGTTCTGGCGTTACGAGGCGGATGAGTGGGAGCGTGACGATCGTCAGCAGTTGGTGTTTGATGCATCAGGTAACCCGATCAAGCTGCATGCCAAAGGTGATCTGCGTCTCGATGCAGAAGGCCAGACCATGATCCGTTATCACAAGGGTGATGTGAAGTACGATGACCAGGGTAACCCAATTCCAATCAACCAGCGTGTTGTGCTCCATGAGTTTGACATGGTAGGTCTGGATGCGGCGTACTACTTCTCCAGTAACTCCCTGGATGCCACGTACATCACGGATGTTATCAATCAGTTGGTGTCGTGGGTAACCAACGACATGCCTGTGGTGACGAAGAAGCTGCTTAACCTCACCAAGGTGGTGTTCCGTCCGAAGCAAACGCTGGGCTACATTGATGTGACAGCGAATGCCAAAGAAGCTCGCCAGATCTCTGCTGCGGTGGCGTTCTCCTTTGATGTGTACTTGACCGATACCGGCTACAAGAACACGTCTCTGCGTGATAACCTCAAGTCAGTGATCCCAACGGTGATTACGGATATCCTGGCACAGGAAACCTTCTCTGTCAGCGATACCGTGGATGCACTGCGTCAGTACCGTACCAGCGATATCGTGGACATTCGTATCCCGGGCTTTGGTCCAGATCAGGATATCCAGGTACTGACCGTGTCTGACCCAACCCTGCGTTGTGCAATCAAGAAGCGTCTCGATGTGACTTCCAACGGCGGCTTGACCGTGGTAGAAGACATCACCGTGAACTTCCTGAAACACAGCGATTCCAAATCCAACCTCACGGCATAATCGGCATAAGGGGCACTCCTCTCCCTTCACGGGGAGAGGAGGCCTCTGTGCTTTATATGCGACTTTCCATTTCTGCTGTCCAGCGTGCCACGAACTCAGCCAGTGAGGCACCGGCCGTGTAACTCATGGAATCCAGGTAGGCAACCACGGTGATCAGACGAGAATAGCAGTTCATCTTCTCAGCGTACTTGTTCACCACTTGAACAAAGGCATCCACGTGATCTTGCGGCGCCGTGTACTTCTGCGACTGCAAGCTCTTGTAGAACGCACTGAACTCGGTATGCAGACGGTCAAAGGTATGGTTGACTTCCACACTGTTTAACCCGTCGTACACCACACGGTCAATCAACGTATAGGTTTCAATGCTGCGACCAATACGAATCAGGTTACGTGCCATCGCGTCTTTGTCATCAATCTTGGGTAACAAGAACATCTGACCCAGACGGGAGTTCAGGTTGGTGAGTGCTACAGTTGGGCTGCGCTGGAAATCGGTGACCGCGGCATCCCGGCTAAACGGTTTCCCGTCACGACCCACACCTTGTGGCAGGGCTTTAAAGAAACGGCAGAAGGCAGCCGAGTCTTTGACAGTCGACACGTTGGGTTTGATGAGGACACCTTCACCCATGGCCTGGTACATGGCTTTAATGGCTTCAAACTCATACACCATCTCTTTTGACAACTCGGGCCACCATTCGGTAAGCGCGTTGCTATCAAAGGTAAACGGCGCATCCGTTTCTTCACGGATAGAGATCAGCCAGTTATAGCCGTTTGCCGCATCGATGAAGTCTTTGCTTTTGGTCAGACGATCAAGGATATCTGCCGGTGTGTCAGTCGCACCCAGACGATTGGCATTCCCGGTTACCGCTAAACCAACCCGGTTGATTTCACGGCGTGACTTCAGATACCCCTTGAGCGTGGCAAGACACCACTTCAGTGCTTTGATGATGATAACAATGACACCACTGATACCACCGGCAATGAGATGCTGCTTACCGTCTGACAGCGACTCCAGTGCATAACCCACGTTCAGCCTGGACAGTGCTTGGGTGTAACCGTTGACCGGTACCTCTTCAGCGATACCTGGCAATTGCACATGGATGCTGGTAATGATCTCTTGTGAAATCCCGTGCTCATCAATTGACTCCATGGAGCCGGTGATGAACATGATCTTGTCACGGATCTTGTCGTACATCCCAGAGAACTCAGTGTGCTCTTTGGTTAACGTCTCCAGCATCTCAGCGCGTTGCAGTAACGTAATGAGATCATCGGTCAGGTTAATCGTGCTACGGATAGAGTCCGCTAAGGTAGTCATGTTAGCTCCTTACAGCGACGTGGCACGGGTGATCCAGTCTTTGACGAACTTACGGATTTTGTCCATCTGCTCTTCGTTGGCTTCAAAGGCCTGTGACGCCGGATCATCAGAAACCATCTTCACGACTTTGATCTGACGCACACGGTTACGGAACGCCGTCATCTTGAACACGGTCTCGGCGTAGTTGGCGGTGATTTCACGCACCACATCAACCACAGCCTTCACGTCGTTCTGCTGATTCAGGAAGTCAGCGCAAGCTTGCGGGAAGCCACTGATGTCACCGGCAACCAGACTCTGTTGCACAGACAGCTTATCCAGCTCCTGCTTGAACTCACGGGCGTTCTTAGCATCAACCGGTGTGAAGTTCTTCAGACGATCAACGATCTGATCGAAGTTCTGCTGTTTGGCTTCAATGAAACCTTCAGTGGACTTCAGCACCAGGGGGCGCTGCTGACGACACGCATCATGCAGACCGACCAGGATATCACGGAAGCGCTCACTGCGCAGACGGTCAACGATGGCTTTGCCGGTTTTGTCATCAGGCTTATACAGCTTAGACTCGACCACCTTCTTCGCTAACTGTTCCAGCAGCTTACTGATCTTCTGGATGTTAGGCGTATCGATCATCCCTCTGACGCGCTGTGTTGCTTTCACCATGTCTTCGTCAGATGCTGCTTGACGATTAGAGGACACGATGCGGTTGTACGCAGCCATGTTGATGCCGGATTCAACCAGCAGGTCTTCAGTGGCACGTTGCAACTGTGCAATCAGCGGTTCGAATGCAATGAGGTTGTCACAGATACCATCAGTGTCATTAAAGAAACCGTCGATGGTTAACTGGGCACCGACTTCATCGGTCGAGCTGGCACGCAGAGACGCGAGGATACATTCATCCAGATCCGACCCCATCACCGTACGCCAGTTCTTCATCATGGCATCCGCATACACTTCCTGCTTAGCAAGCTTGTACGCCGAAGGTGAAATACCGGTCAGTGACTTGTACGAATCGATCAGCAGATTAAAACCGACTTTCAGTTTCTCAATGAGGAACTTGATCAGCTTGTTCAGCGCATCGAGCACTGTTGCCGTCATGGACTCCATGCCGGCTTTCATCATGACGTTGGTTGGCAGCTCAGTAAAGGCTTCCAGACCGTAGCCATTGGGCACGGCAGACGGTGCAACCATCTGCAGCTGACGAATCACTTCACGCGACATACCTTCACTGGCAACACGGTCACGCAGCACGATGACTTCACGCACAGCTTCAAGTGAAGCAGTGATGGCTTTGTCATCACCCGGTAGAATGGTTTCGACTTCGTTGTTGGGCTTCTTCACCACAGTCAGCGCAGACTTCGGCACATTGCCGTTAGGTTGCATGAAGCTCGTAATCATTTCTAAAGACATGGCAACCTCTTACTCTTCGTCAGTGGTAACGTCGCCTGCACCCGGTACGCTGATAACAGCAAAGAGGTTCAGAGCGAAGCCAATGGAGCGACCCAGGTCATCAGACTGTTCAGACTGCGACAGTGCATCGGCGATAGCCTGCGGGAAGTTGTACTGACCGCTGGCGACCAGTGCCTGCTGACAGAGTGCCTGCGCCGGTTGGCTCAGAGAGTTGTGCACCATATCGTAACGGGCACGGTAGATCACACCGGCAAGCTCAACCACTTTACGCAGGTTCAGCACGGTGTTCTCGTTAACCTGGGCAACGGTTGCTTTGACTTCACCGGAGTTCTCATCAAAGAACGCAACCGGGTTAGCCACCGGCTCAGGTGGAATTGCAGTGCCGTACGCAATCACACGGGCCAGACCAAAGATCACCAGATCTTCACGCAGGGTTGACGGGATCTCACCCATACCGCGCACAGCAATGACGTTGGCTTTTAAAGTTGTTGCATTTACGATGATCATCTTCATTTCCTTTATACGGAGTATTTGGCTGCTGTGGCGTACAGCGGGTTGTTTAACAAAGCTTCGAGGTCTTGCTGCAGACGTTTGTTACGCATCTGGTCACGTTGACTGCTGCGAATTAAAATAGCAATGCGACCCGGCACAGACCAATCGTTGTCTGTCTCGGCAATGATTTTGTTCATCTGCTCGATTTCATTGAGAATGGTTCTCTTCTCTGAAGCCGTGAGCTGGGTGTCCTTCAGGCTGGCAATCGCCTCATTACGAATACGAATGAAACGGTCTTTATCCAGATCGTAAGTCCCCGCAATAAAGTCATTGGTCAGTAGACCCACAACCATCATTGGAATCACAAACGGCATAAACAGAATGAAAGCAAGCGTTGTCTTTAAGTTGTACTCGAGCTTCTGTTTAAACGTAGGAACAAACAACTTGTTCATACGGTTGAGGCCCGACACCAACGCATTACCCGCGCCGTGGCGTGCAGCGTACATATCAGCCATCTGCTCTGACATATTCGAACTGTAAGACGGCGCACCCAATGCATCGTAGACTTTCTTACGGTAAAGGCTGAGCATGGTGATGTAGTAATTCTCGAACTTGTCATAGTTCGTGAGGTCAGCCATGTTATCAATACGGATACCCAACGTGTTGGCCACGTCTGACATGATAGCGTGCTTTTGCTTAACATCATCTGCAGCGACAATGGCCTTAGCACCCAGCTGCAACACCAGGTTGGTAGTACAGGTGTAATGGAGCGCATAACAATAGGTAACATCATGCCCAGCCTCATGCAGATACACCGCTGCGATCTCTTCAGCAGTGAACCCGTATTTCGGATTCAACATCTGACTACCCATCCCAATGGTGATCGGGATCTTGGCGAAGTCACCGCTGACGGTACCGGTTTCCAGATCGACCTGACCTTGCAGCACGTTGTTACATTGACGGAACAAATTGTAAGCATCGGCTTGGCTGATTACCATGCGGGTAAAGCTATCATGAAACGCATGCATGTTACTCAGGGTGATCAGGTTAGTGAAGGCGTTGATCGGTGCCGACTGGTCTGCAACAAGCGTAATCTTTTTAAACCCGCTACCCACCTGCAACAGTTCAGCGATCTTAGTACCGGCTAACATTTTATCAGTTAATACGACAACGTCATCCGCCTTCATCTGGTCCATCAGCTTCTGCACTTCAGCAGTGAGCAGCTTAAACAGCGGCCGGGTGCGTTGGAATGCGATGGCTTCTAAGCCACTGCCAAGTTGCATGGGTGTTCTCCTGTGTAAAAAGATAATGCGGCCAGTGATGTTATAGCCTTCTTAGAAGGGTGCTGTAACGACCCTTGTTGACATAGGATTAGAAACCGCATGAGCAACGACCAATTAAAATTCGAATGTAAGTTCGCAATGTACAGCCAAAGCAAGTCAGGGAAGTCTGATATCCTGTTTGTGAAAGAGAACATCATTCAGCCTAACGGTGATCGCACACCGAATACGCGTATCTTAAAAGACATGCCGCGTGATTATTACTTGACCCGTGAAGCATTTCGTGATCACCAGGATAAGAAAGATTACGAAGAGCTGAAGAAGCTGCAGAAGTTCTCTACCCCGCAGTGGAACCTGGCCAACCACATCAGTCGTTCGTTAGGTAAAGGTGCAACCTCGCTACCTCTGAAACAGATCTGTCGTAGTCCGTATGTGTACGGTGCGGACATTGAACCGACCTCGATTATTAAAGCACGCTACGAATCCCAGTTCCCTGATGTTAACATGTCAGCCTACTCGGTCAGCGTTATCGATATCGAGACCGATGTGGTCAACGAAGAATTCAAGAACCAACCGCTGATGTGTACGCTGTCGTTTAAAGACCGCTCGTATACCTTTGTGGTGCGTCGCTTCTTCCCAGGGGAGAAAGACGAGGACATCATTCGTAAGTTGCATGAGTGTGCACACAAACACATCGGTGAAGTGATCCAGGCACGTAACTTGAAAATGGAGTTCGAGTTAGTGGACCATCCGGCTGATGGCTTTGTGAAATTGTTTGCCCGTGCCCACGAATGGAAGCCTGACTGGATGACCGGCTGGAACAGCTTGGACTTTGATTATCAGGTGATTACCAACTGTCTGGAAATGGCAGGTGTCAATCCCGAAGATGTTTACTGTGATCCCTCGGTACCGAAAGAATACCGTAACGTCAAATACTTCCAGGGTAAAACCCACCAGGTGAAGAACGACGGGATCAAGGAAACTAAACGTCCGCTGGCTAACTACGAGAAATGGCCGTATGTGAATGCACCGGCGTCGTTCCGCTGGGCTGACTCCATGTGTGCGTACTACTATCTGCGTACGGCTAAAGGTAAAGAGCTGAACTACAAGCTTGATTACATTGCCAGCAAAGTCCTTGATGGGATTGGTAAGCTTTCGTTCAAAGAGGCCGAAGGGTATCACGGGCTTGACTTACACGAACTGATGCAGACCACGTACAAGTACGAATACGTCGTGTATAACTTGTTTGACTGCATTGTGGTTGAGATGATGGATGAGGTCACCAATGACCTGTCAATGGCGGTGCCCGCGTTCTGTGGTGTATCTGACTATCGTAACTTTACCTCACAGCCAACCCGTATTGCCGAAGCCATGCACTATGACGTGATCAAAGAGGGTTATGTCTGGGGTACTACGTCGGATCAGATGCGTACCGATCTTGATGATAACCTGCAAGGTCTGGGTGGTTGGATTGTTATGCTGCCAACCGAGTTGGTTGCGAACAACGGTAAGGCAATGTTCCAAGAGCTGCCGAACGTGTTGTCGTATGTCCGCACTTCAACGAACGACATCGATGTAGAAGGGGCATATCCATCGGGTACGGTTATCATGAACGTAGGGAAACAGACTACGTGGATTGAGATGACGAAGATCGAAGGACTGGATGATACGCAGTACCGTCAAGTTGCCGTGAACTTGGCCGCCGGTGGTTTCAACAATGCTGGCGAATTAGCAAGGATGGTGTACCAAGCACCGAACCTGGCGACACTGGCTAAATCGTACGCTGAAGAAAACAACCTCGAATTTAACTACTTAGACGCCGCATAAAGTCGGTTGGACCTCTGGCTTCTCTAACGAGGAGTCAGAGGGCTTTATGTCGATGTTATGAGGAAAACCTTTGGAGCGTTGATATGTTAGAGATGATGTTGGGAGGGAAACAAAAGGTAGCCGGGGTAAGTTATGCTGACTTCCTTACCTGGATGAATCAGAACAGTGGTAAAATGACGGAGTTGTCATTAACCGGCACGCCAAGCACACGCACTGGATATCTGAAAGTTCAACTCACCGCTGCTTTCCAGGGAACAATGTGGGGGTCGCCTTATAAGACCTACTACACGTATGACTCTGTAGTAAACCGTATTATACAGCACGCACTGCCCAGTGCTGCTGCCGGTAGCGAGGCGGTGTCGGCTAAGCGGTACATGTTGTTTAAAAACACGTATGTCAGTACGCGTAGTTCCTACCTGGGTGTGAACCGTAACGGATACAGCTCACCTTCGTACACGTCCTACCAGGGTGGATACTGTGATGACTTTATCTATTACGATACAACAACAGGGATTGTGATGCGGTACAACCCGTTGACGGATAGCACTCCTGTTCCTTTCGATCTGACTATCTCGGCTTGAGTTGAGGTGACTTAAAAGGATGTAGGTATGTTAGAGTTATTGCTGCACAATGGACAGTCTAAAGCTGCTCCAGCATCGGATATGGATTACCCAGCGTTTCTTGTTTGGCTTGATCAAAATCAAAGCAGCTATTTAGCAATGAATAGTTCCGTAACTGATACTTCACCAGGGTCCAGTTACGCCGAGAAATATGCACGTATAAAAATAACTCAAACCACGGTTCTCATGTGGGGCACACCGTACAAAGATTGGTTTACCCATGATTCACGCTGGGCGCCTATCACCCGTCATGCGTGTCCTAATGATGACGTGTTCCAATACATCCTCAGTAATCAGCAGTATTGCTTACTGAAGTTCTCAACGCCAGAAACACGATCAGGGTTTACCGGGATTAATCGCAATGGGTTCACAAGCTTTACCATGAGCGGGGATTATCTGGGGTTACGCTTGCTGGATTTCATTTACTACGATTTCACGGTAGGCAAGATCATGCGCTACAACCCATTCGTGGATGATGTCCCATCGCTCTTCACCGGCACCCTAGTTTGAAAGCAAAAAGAAAAGAACGGCATAAAACAGAGGCCTCTTTCCCCGAAGGGAAAGAGTGCCTCCTTTATGCTGATTAACGCAGTGCTGAGAAGTACGCAGACATGTTCTGCTGTGCCTTCGCATTCTTCACCGACTTCAGTGCCGCATTGAGATCGATCTGCGACATTGCACGTGAACGGTTAGACTGGGTGCCTACCGTTACGAGGATGTGCAGAAGTTCATCGAACTCGCGAACCTGGTCATGCGTCATGGACGGATACAGGTTCTCAAAGAAGCGACGGCTGTACAGATCGCTGAACGCCGCATGACGGTATTCAAAGATCAGGGTCAGCAGTTTGTCCATGCCGGATTTGAACTGGATAAAGTCAAGCTTCATCAGCTCAGTCAGGTCGCTGTACAGACGTTTCTGAATTGGTACACCCGTTTTGGCGTCCATGTACTTAGACGGATCCATCTTGTCTACGTACGCACGGATGTAATTGACGATCGCATCGGCGTGATCGGTCACCGGTGCAGCAACGATCGGTGCAGGCTGGGTTACAACTTCCGGTTCCTTAACAACCGGCGTCTCTGGTGCAAGGGCAGCCAGCTCAGGAGCTTGCGCTAGGGAGGCCTGTGATTCAGCACCCGCGGCAGCAATCTCTTCAGCCGTGGCACCGGCTACGACATCAGATCCTGCGACACCTTGTTCACCCAGTGGGCCAGGCTCATCGGTGTGTTCGAATTCATTGGGTTCGACGGAGACACTGTCACCTTCGTTGCTGCCTTCGCCGTCATCGCTCCCAGCTTCACTGGCTGAAACTGCGCCATCACCGGACGCGGACCCTGGTTCAGCAGTTGTTGCGTCAGATGCCGCGTCACTGCCGGACTCATTCTGCTCGAGCTCGGTTTCGTTTTGTTTGTTTTCATCAGACACAATGGTCTCCTTGTTGCGTTTCGATTGCTTACCCATAAATGGTCCTCTGTCAAGACTGATAGCCACATACCATCAGTGTTAGACGAAACGCCAATCCTGCGAGTAAACGTAACGTGCTTCGGCCGGTGCGTTGATCTGCTCCAACACAAACCAGGTCGGAATATTGCGAGCCATGGCGAACTGAGCAATGCTGCTGTACAGTCGACCGTTAGCATGAATCGGCTTATCTTTAATGATACGCTCTTCATCATCCGTCAGGTCAATCGACACGTTGCTGTGACTAAGCAGAACCGTGCGACCATCATCGCCTTTATAGGTAACCTGGTCGTAACCCACAGTCTTCGGCTGTTCATCACGGTGGTTTTCAACAGAACTGTTTGCTACGATCTGGTTGTTCTCACAAGCCAGGATGTAGATTGGGTAGACACCCTTTTCAAAACAGTCAATGCTGTCGTAGTACTTGCCGATATCGGTGACACGCAGATAACGGCGGGCATCCTGGTCGGGCGGGGTGACGTCAATAAAGCCTTCGACATCTAACCAGTCGCCAATGTTGGCAACCAGACGAAGACCGTATTTGTTACCGATCAGATCACGCAGTAACCAGTGACCGGTGCCGAACCCGCTCAATCCCACGGTGCTCACGAATTGGTGGGTCAGGAGTTCGGCGGGGTGAGGATTAAGCAAACCGAGTTCGGTCTTCTTTGCTTCGTAGGCCATCTGGAAAGCCTGGTTACGAAAGCTCCCATTGCGCAACTCTTCATTAATCGTACGTTCTGACAATTCAGCATCGTCAGTCGTAGTCATGTACATCAACGGCTCACCACGAAAGCGTACGATGTGCAGTAGCTTTGCATCATGACTGATAAACATAACTGGGTTATCCTTTTTGCTGTGTTGATTAAGGGCGTTCTGGATCTTGGCTGATCACCAGATTCGCCAATGCGGCTTTTAACAGCAGCTTCATTATGTTGCTGTGTTGTTCTGTAGATGCCAACGGGACACGGCCGTCCATGTGTAACATGACAATACGCTCAGAGAACGCCTCAATCGCATTCTCCGGGCTTTCTTTGCAAGTGGCACGTAATTCACGGCATGCTTCGGCAAACGATGCATAGCGTGCGTCAGCGCGGATTGCGAGGTCTTGTGTCAGCTTCTGCTCTTCAGTAAACTGATCAGCGTCCACCGGGGGATTGTTGGGATCGTAATCCATCAACTGCATCACTTCTACATCGTTATTACCTGACATGATTCATCTCCTGGAAAAAGACATCGACATCCCAGATGCCATTAAATAGATGTCGAATGTCTAATTTTACAATACCTGCGTGTTCACCATCGGGCGCTTGATGGAAAACCAAATCTTCTGGTCTTCTTCTAAGTCAGCTTGATTAAGGTTGGGGTTAGTCGACACCGGGGTTTGATCTTTGCGATCACGGGCACGCACGTACAGATCGGTACCGCTACTGAATGCTCGCAGTGGATGGTTCATGGAACCAAACACCGCATCGGCCGGGTTGTTGCGGATCTGGTTCACCACACTGCGCCAGGTGATCAAATTACCACACGGCACCAGGTCAATCCGCTGAGCGTGTGCCGGGCTGCCTTCGGGAATGCTTTCCATAAAGGTGGTGACTTGATCGTAGAACTCGCTCATGGCCTGACCGCGCAGTTGATCGTTGGCATGTAACCAGAAAATCGGTTGCTGCTTGGAATCATGACTGCGTAAACGCAACCCGGTAATCTGATCATTCAGTGTGACCACTTCGGCATTAAAGCAATTGAGCAGATCCTTTAAATACGGATCATCAAATTCCACCCAGTCAAACAAGCTTGAGTAGAAGTTACCTTCGTGTGCTGTGGTCTTTAACAGACGCATGCTGTTGCGATAGACCTGCAAGGTCGGGTAGCTTGACAGCTCGGTGCGACACAGTGTTGCAATCAGGTTCTGGACAATCTTTTCTAATTGTTCGTTCATGGTTAATTTACCTTTTGTAAAATCAAACTAATTCATCTGTTCGTATAGAAGTCATTATTGATTTCTAGCGAGCTAACGCTAACGAGAAGGATATTTATGACGATATATATTTAATAAGAATAATATCTCCACTAATTATACTAATTAAATATCATGTCTAAGAATACAAAGATGTAAAGCTATTGTATAGAACAAGTGATCGTTCCGCTTTGTGTTCTTCCCTGTCAGTTGGCTGCTGGTAGGTTGCTCATTCATTATCCTCTGCATAAATAAAGAGTCCAGGGCCCTTGACGGGAGCCCTGGCTCTTTTATGCCGATTAAGATGCGTTGGGTTCTGACTCAGCCGGCTTCGGGCCTTCGGTATACTCGACGTCTACCGTGTAGGTCAGGCGCGCTGGGAGATCGGTGGCAACATCGACACCGTACGCCGCCATGATCTGCAGCACGTCACCGTTGGTCGGTGGGAACGGCAGCATCTGGAACAGCGCAGTCAGATCAGTCCCCTGGTTTTCACCGGACTTGATTAAAGTGCCGTCACACGTCAGCACCCAGTTCTGCAGCGTGAATTTGACATCGTGGTACTGTGACTCATCACGCAAGCGACGAATCATTTTCCACAGTTTGTCCATGTCTTCACGAAACGACTCGTCCGTGAGGTGGAACGTAGTTTTCATAACAGCTCCTGATCAGTAAGGTCATATGATCAGGCCAGACGAAACACCAGGCGTTCAGTTTCGAAATTGATTTGTTTGTTAATCTCAACAAACAGCGCAACCTCAGCAGAGTAGTCGGTGTCACGCGCATTGGCCAGCAACTGCGTGATATCGTCTAACTCATTCCCGGTGATGATCCGATAATTGCCACCGTCTGGATTACCTACACACTTTACCAAGATGTCCCGGACAACCTTGTTATCGTTTACCCGTTTCAAAATGGTGGCTTTGTCTTCAATCACTTCATCGTAGACCATGGCATCACGATAAGGGCGGGAGATAAACGGAGCTGCGTCGCGCTTCTTGTACTTTGCAATAATGATCTCATGACTCATTGATGACTCCTGTACCGATAGCGCAATTCAAAAGTGAAAGTCATGTCAGATTCAGCATCCAACACAATGTCTGTGTTGAAACACCGATTGACGAGGTCGACGTATTGCTGTTGGGTTAATGGCGCTGTGATCTTAAGCATCAGTTCCGTGACATCCACCGCACATTCTGCTTGTTCATCAACCACAACGCCATTGCGCTTAAGCTTCCACGCACACAAGAACACCTGCTGACACACGTACCGTTTGTGCTTGATACGCTGACAGGCTTGGAAGAAGCGATCACTGTATAACGGATTACCAACCAGCATGTAGTCATTACGCCACAGACGCCGAGGTTTATGGTATCCGCTAAGCAGGCTCACCGTACGTTACCTCCAACGCTTTCGAAACGGTACAGGTATCCGGGAACGTACTGCCATACGTGGCGTTGATCGCCTTCAGTACTTCCTGTTCATCCAGCATCCCAAACGTCGGGTCCGGGATATGCGACAGATCGATGCGACGGGTGTTATCCTGACCGGCCACATTCTTACCGTCGTACACCACGAAACCCGTCAAGGTGACGGTCGGACGAATCCCTTTACGGTTGATACCCTGAATCACTTTAGAGAAAGCCAGGTGATCCTGATCAAACGTCAAGGGCATGATGACATGGGTTGACTGATGCATTAGAAGCTCCCCGGGTATTCTTTGGCTGCTTTGTTCAGGCGGTTAACACCTTCTGTGTAGATCCCGCCAAAGGTCAGCTCAGGATAGTGAGTGGCAACCTTGTCACTGGCCAATGCAAGGATCTCATCGACCAGGTGGTTGAACTCAGACGTTTTGCGCTTGAATGCCAACACGGTTGCAATCTTGGTTGGCAGCCAGGCACGCACAAACCCTTCACCGCTCTCACCGCCGATGTCATCGATGTTGGCCCAGATATCGGCAAGCTTTAACAGCTTACCATCCAACGACACTGTGGCCAGACGCGCGATATCGTGAATGGCATTTTTGCTGGACGTGTCATGTGGCTTTTGCTCAGTCAGCTCTTCCACCAGACGACGCACCTGCGGACCAAACTGTTGATCGATGAAGTTACTGCTAACCTGGGTATCTTCCACCACGTCATGTAACCAGCCTGCGCAAATAACATCTTCATCCTTGGTTGACTGACTAACTTTCCAGGCTACTTTCTGCGGATGAGTCCAGTAAGGTTCACCAGTAAACTTACGGACCTGACCGACTGCATTGTGTGCGGTTTTAGCAACCAGCGCTGCTTTGTTAATACGATCCATCACCAATCCCCATGATCAAAGTTTAAACAACGGCTGTCGTGATAATACTTGTCCAGCATCTCTTTGGTTTTACTGCGACACTTCCCTTCAGAGCCCTGGACGATAATCTGGTAATACAACCCGATGCCCTGATAGCGTTCATACATACGGTTAAAGCGTGGAAGCTTCTGCCGTAACACGGAGTAGAACTTCTCCGGGTTTTCCTGGAACACTTTCAAGCGAGACGTTACAAAGGCAACGAACCCCGGGTCTTCATCGTGCTTGATCATGATGCAGGCGAAATCATCTTCGCGTTCATCACGCAGCGGAATCGGTTTACTAGTATCGACTTCGACCACTGTCGCATCATCAGGCCAACGCGAACGCTCCAGCGGATTGACCGTTACCGAGTCGGTCCACAGATTCATGCTGTCGATGGTCAGGATCATGCTGGGTGTATGGATCTTGCTCCCGTCTTCAAAGCCAAGATAACCGGGTTTATGTAACCAGTCACCGGCATTGGTGAGGTTACGCAGGTCTCGGTCTTTTGGACAGGTGTACTGTGTGTTGATGAGGGTGTAACCAACGGCTTGGGCTTGAATGAGCTCAGGCCAAGGTTGATCGTTTTCACCCAACAACGTTTGTACGTCGATGTGGTTAGTAGAAGATGCACGTAACGCGTTCCGGAACTGTTCGTTCGGGATATCGCCTTTCTGTGCGCGATTGCCAGCCATCTTGCCAGCGAAGTCTCCTTTGCCATCTTCATTGATAACTGAGAGATGGGCCGTGTCAGTCCCTGATACTGTCAGCCTTACTAACGCATACATGTTTTCTCCTTTACTTCGTTATATCCGCCTTTTCATTTAATAGGTCGGTTATGTCGAACTTAACTAACCCCAGATTTCTTTCTCCACCGCCTTGACGATTGAGTCAAGGTAGTAGACAACATTAACGCGCAGATCGGTAACATCTTCAACTACCTGACGCACCGTGCCAAAGGCGAATTTACTCACCATCATTCCCTGATCCTGATTAATATCCAGGAAGCGTCCATCATGCATTCTGCCTTCTGATCCTGACATCAGCTCGAGGATGTAAACCTCACGCTCTTCCTCACAGACGTAGGTTAGGTTGGGACTGAGTTTAGCATACGTCGTAATCATAGCACTGTGATGCTGAAGTACTTGACCACGGATAACGGCCGAGCGATCACCTGTATCCCTGTGACGCAATAAGACCCCTTCGAGTCCGGTTAGGTGCATCAAGATGGTTAACTTGTCTTTAGCCAGGATAGGGTCGTTGGGTTCAATTTCCGGCACATCTCTTTGAAAAGGTGTTTTGGCAAGAAACGTGTGAATGTGTCTGCGAAACTCTTCCAGTCGTGAAACCATGCTGTCGCATTGATACTCAGCATGTAACACCGCGCGGCGAAGTGAGTGGAACGCACTGGGGCGGAGTCGATTAGCGTGGCTACTGTCCCAGTAGCGTGAGTCTTTAATCCCCATGCTTTCATAGGTCACTGTGTCACCGGCCCTTGTTTGTGGTTCGCTAACAACGTGCCAGGTATGTGACTCACCGGGTTTCAACAGCGGATCAAGTTCTTTCCAAATACTGATCGCTTTATCGAACCACATGTCGATAATTTTGGTGTCGTCACGGAGCAGGTAACCGAGTTCACTGATGCTGTCGATGTTTTCTTCAATCTGAAGGAAGGCGTTGAGGAAGGCGATCTTTTTGGTGTTGATTTGTTCAGACATGTTTAGGTTCTCTTTTTAGTCGGCATAAAAGGCAGGGTTTCCCCTGCCCGGTGAATTACAGCTTGTTGCCTTCGGCGTCGCAGTAGAAGATCTCTGCATTGTTGCCTGAGCGTAAAGCGTTGTGAATGGCAGAGGCGGTTAAGTCCCAGTCGGCATTACTGCGCACCGCATCGACGATCGAGCCGTAGACAATACCGCGGATGCTCACACGACGTGCGTTGGGGTTACCGCCACCCGTGATTTGCTCGGCATGATTCGGCACTACGGCTTCAGCACCGTTGTCCGTGGTCATGACCGGATTAGGAGTAACGTTGCTGGCGTAGATCCACTGTTCCCACTTCGCATCATCCAGACGCTCATAGACCCATTCGACCGGCAGGTTGTACGCCAGTGCGGCGGCATCAATGCTCGGGTAGGTCAAACCGTTGACCACTACGCGGACATGACCGATCGGATCGTCTTCACCCACACGGACGTAACCGAAGAAGTGACGCAGATTGTTACTGTCACGATACACCTGGTCGTAGTGTTCGTCACGCGCCAGCAGATGAGTCTGCACCGGCTCATTGAGTGCTACCGCATCAGCAGGTAACCACTGCACAGTAAGGGCGGCAGCAAACAGGTCCTGCATGATGATGTATTTGTAGACATCGGTCACTGCAACCGCGGGTTCTGTGCCGTGGGTGATCAGACCAGGCATACCCGCCCAGTCGCCGATGTTTGTCAGTACGCGAATATCCTGACCGGCATTCGACAGCAATTTATCAACGATAGCGTAACCACTTACCACACCGGTTGTGGCGGCTTCACCCGAGATAACCTGGGCATCGATCTGCTGAGACTGGCTGTCGTTGTATGCTCTCTGAAATGGTGCGTTGGGGAAGATGTTGGCTTGCGCTTCTTTGATCAGTCGATCTTGATGGGCTTCAATTGAATCCGCAGGGAATGCTTTCATGTATTGCGTGGCAGTTCCAGCTACGGTCAAAATCAATAAATGGTACATGTCATCTCCTTTATTCACAGGTCAATACGGCATCAGGGCCGTTATTGGTATTTATCGGTTTGTGTAAAAGAATACACAGATCGGCATAAAGACACTACCGGAGTAGCCTCCGAAGTGGAGGACTACTCTAGTAATGTAGGATTAAGATTACTTACGTTGGTAGGTTCTGTATCGACACATTCAAGTACGATGATTTATTAAAAGAAAATCTCGTCCAGGTCCAGTTCGACCAGGTCGATTTTTGAACCTTTATGCATCGCCTTCATCGAGAGCAGCATGATCTTGGAGCCGACCGCGGATGCCCCTGAAGACGTACCGCGTGCGTTGGTGGCGTTATGCGCACCTGCACAATAGCGACACGTGTCGCCGTGTGACTTTTTACAGAACTGCGGCGAGCGCACCATGATGACCTTGCCCGTCATCGCACTCAGGTTCTCTTTGGTTAACAGGGTTGTTTGACCATTGATAAACCCGTAGGCATTGACTTGCGATTTCACCACGTGCTGATCTACCAACCATGGCATGCCAAGTGTCGCACCACAATCGTCCTGCGTGATCATGATGTTCTGCGTGGCACGAATCAGCATCTTCACTTTCTCACCGCCATCGGCTGTGGACGCGCCACGACCAAAGGAGGCTTCGATAGCGGAGTTCGCTAACGCCGGCAGCTGTTTCAGATCCCAGCCTTCATAGAGCGAACGGGTCACCACCGTTGACACCCCGAAGTTAGTGGAGATACCACCGCTGAGGAACATCTTGTTAAACGCATCGTTGACGGTCTTCGCCTTGATGAAGGAGTTCTTTGACGGTGTAGTCGCCAAGAATTCTTTATACGCCTTCAGCAGGGTGTCTTGGATACGCCCCATCACCAGTGGATCACTCAGCGAGTCTTTGTGCTCTTCAAAGAGCTTGTCACGCATCTCGATCAACCACTTCGGCGGGTACATCGTTTCCGGGCACGCAGTCGCTACACATACACGAGAGAACGGTGCCATGGCAAAGCCATTGTTGATGCACGCCTTAAACTCGTCGTACGTAATGGTGTCCGGATCGCTAAAACGAGGATGGTCTGGATTACGGAAGCGCTTATCAAAGAAGTCTTCCAACATCCCACGGTTGAACTCCTGATTAAAGAACGGTGCACGGTCACCCAGTACGTCGTAGAAGTAGTACAGGTTAACCAGCACCCGACCGAATTTGGTTTCGATCGGTTCTTCAATAATCCCCCAGTCGCTTGGGCTCAGTTGGATTACGTCATCGGGACGGAACACTGGGAAGTTCGGATCGAGTCCTTCGAACATGGTGATCTGCCCTGCCTCAGGATCCCAGAAGCCAACCTGGCTCATGTCCTCGGTGCGAATCACCTGATAAGGAGATAACCCCTGCGGTTGATCAGGCAGGTTCCAGTTGAATTCGTGCTGGGCAATCGACAACACGCTGAACACCCAGGTGCGTTCACGGTAAGCCCGATTTCGGATCACCGCCATTAGATACTGTTTCTGATTCATGCGAAGAATCCTGTTACAATGGCACCCAGGTCCTGCAGGCGCAGTTTGTCGTCCACGTAAATATCAAGCTGCTTACACACTTCGTCTTGCAGCATGTCATCGATGATGGTGCTGGCCAGCGCAAAGCCAATCAACTCCTGTGTCAGTACGGTCAGGTCTTCTTCCGCTGCTCGGGCAAGCTCGTTGTTGAACAGCTGCAGTAAGCTGCCATAATCAACCCCGACGCCACCACCCAGGGCAATGTACGCATACGCCACACCCTGGTACATCTTAGGCTGGTACTTGGCCAGACGTTCAGTCACATAACCGATGTCTTGTGCAGGCTGTTCGTCTTCATCCGGGAAGATGTTGTTTACCGAGGTCATTAATCCGACAACCGTTTCTTCGGTGATAGTGTCAACACGTTCCAGCAAGATTGACATGTCTTTTGCCAACGTGACTTGCAGCACTTCCATCACTTTCTCTTCGGTGCTAAGGAGATCGTCGTTGAAGATGTGATTAAGTTCACCGTAGTCTTCCACGTCGTCAAGCAGGATCAATGCTTTGAGCACATCACTCAACAGGTTAAAGTCAGTTGTCCAGTCGACATCCTCAGACCAGATAAAGCCGAGGTTCAATGTGGTGGTGTACAGGTGATCGAAGATGATTTTATGCAGATCATCGATGACATCAGGTGCTTCACCGTCATTGGACATATTCAGCAGACGGTCGACATCTGGTTGAACTTGCGTTAAACCGGCTGCGGCCAAACGCTGGCAGGTCTCAACAATGCGATCACGACGAACGTCTACCATGACTGGCATCAAATATTCGTTTAACTCACTGAAATCACTCATGGGATCATTCGCTCCATTATTAGGTATTCTATTACATATACCGCAACAATATATGAAGGGTTTATTCTTTTTTGTTCTCTAAGGGCGTCAAACTTATGTCTACTACACCGCTTGTCTCACTGGCCGATGCCATGAAACCCCCAGTCGATTCTACCTGGGAATATCTGGATAACACCGTCCGGGTCTATACGATTGACCTGATCACGCAGTACCGTAACGCTTGTATGATGGCGGTGAACCCTAACATCATTCGCTTCCACGACAACGTTGCTGGTTTAAACCTCTGGATCGAAACGGTCCTGACCACCATTAACAAAGTCGAGCCGATGCTGGCACAGTTGCACATGAAGCACGCAGGTCGTGCGGGGTATGCACTGGGTTCAGGTGACGTCCAGCAGTTCTTAGCGATCAATGAAGAATATGTCCTTGTTCAAAGTGAACTGATGAACGTATACAACGATTACTTTTTGCCGCTGTTTAATTCTAACGAGCGCGCACACGCTGCAGCGGTTGCTGCGCAGAACCAACAGAAGGAAGGTCAGTAATGTCAGGTGAAATCCCAAACGAACACGACGAGCCGGTACTCGACGTTAACGCTGTGCTGGAACAGAAAGCGCAGCAGCAAACGCTGCCGGTTGATAACGAAATCGTTGAACCGGAACTGAACACGGAAAACCCGGAAGAAGATCTTCTGCCGGAAGCTGACCCGGAACTGGACCCGCTGTATGAGTCACCAATCCTGGAAAAGATCCTGACCCCGTATGCAGATCTGAAAGACATCCTGCATGTGGCGCACGGCGACCAGATCACCATCGGTGACCTGATCTCTGAGATCGATAAAGGTGCGGCGGATTCGGCTGAAACTGAAATGTTTCGTGAAATGATTCGTCTGCGCGGTGCGGAAGCGGCGATGACCTGGTTGGCGGCGACACAGAGCGCCATTAACCACATGGCGTATCGTAACGGCCTGACCCCAACGGTGATGCGTAAAGACTCCCAGTGGCTGCAGGGTATTCTGGTTGGCGACAAAGTCATCGGTGCACATCGTCCGAACATCAAAGACGACAAGCACAAGAAAGGCGAACGTCTGACCGGCAAGAACGCGATGATGCGTGCGCGCCAGGAAATGGGCATCGGCGACTTCATCACACTGCCTGCGCCGCACACCGGTATCTGGGTAACGCTGCTGGTTGCAGGTGAAGACGAGATGGTGAACTTCCATACGCGTGTGATCAATACCAAATCGGTATTGGGTCGTCGTACAGCGGGTCTGGTGTTCTCTAACTCTGACGTGATTATTCTGCGTCACCTGTGGGAACTGCTGTCAGGCATGATCTTCCAAACCTCGCTCGGTCACGCCAACAAGAAAGAGTTGGTGAACCTGATCAAGGTGCAGGATATCCCGCTGCTGATCGCTGGTTACATGGCGGCGCGTTTCCGTTCAGGTTACACACTGGCGCAGCCTTGCCAGGTTGATCCGGTGAAGTGTGGTGATGTGGCCGTTCATAAAGTCAACATCAACCGCATGAGCATCATCGACAACGCCCGTCTGACTGACGCTCAGCGTGCACACATTCGTCGTCGTAGCGGTCATACCACGGAGTCGGTTCTGGCGTACCAGGAGCACTTCTCGGCGATGAACAACAACATCCGTAACATCACTCCGAGTATCCGCGTTGTGTTCGCCACACCGTCGATCGAAGAGAAGATGAAAGCGGGTGATGCCTGGATCGACAACATCGAAGATGCGGTGACCCTGAGCTTCAAGGACACCATGTCCCGTGATGAGCGTGTGGCATACATCAACAAGCAGGCGGCGATCTCGGCACTGCGTAACTATTCGCACTGGGTATCACGCATTGACTACCTCGATGCCAACGGCGACGTTGATGGTTATATCGATGGCAGCGAAGACATCTATACCCAACTGGCTGAACTGAGCAAAGATGAGTCGTTCAAAGAATCCTTCTATAAGGAAGTGAACGCGTACATCAACGAAGTCACCATCGGTGTGATTGCACTGCCGCGCTATACCTGTCAGGCGTGTAAACAAAAGCAACCTGCGGTCAATGACCAGTTCCCTGATTACACCCCTGTAAACATGGAAAGGGCTTTTTTTACCCTCTTGGCGAATATGCTGAACAATTCTATCAACACAGCCGACATCTGATTCACCACGATTTCGGTAGCGCGTACCAAGACCGGAGTGAGGCCTGGGAACGGGCCTTAACAGATCCCAAGTTCTTAGCGGGTGATCCGGAAATGGCGCGCTTGCGGTTGATGGAGCTCTACGATGATACGTACGGCATCGTTGACCACGATGCTGATTTATCACCGTTCTCGCTGGCCAGCCAGGTCGAGCAAGAGGATTCGTTATTGGTCAGTGGCTTTGGTGGTTATCTTGATGAGTATTTGGACAACAAGATAGAAGAGTATCTGGGTATCAACTTTGCTACCTGGATGACTTACACCTACGCCAAACAGAAGTTGATGATTACTCGAGTCAAAGAGTACGCATCGAAAAACAACGATTCGTCAAATGCCAACATCTCTAAACTGGAGAAAGCATTAGCGGACGCACAAAAACAAATCAAAGGCGGGTGAGTAACCCGCTTTTTATCCGTCCTGGAGGCGGGGTATGATAGCCATTGATTACACAAAGAAACACCTGTTGTGTCTCACAGCGTTGCTGCTGGGCAAACGGGACGTCGATGTCTCAAACGTAATTGTGTCACTGAAGAGCAAGATCGGAACCGTGTTACTGGAAACCGAATGCTCTGTAGTGACCCATGAAGTGTTTGGTCATCGTCACATTCGTACTTCAATGAGTGTGCTGGATAACGAGCGCAACATTGATCGCATTACTCGTGCTGGGTTGAAGACTGCCATCCTCAATAAGAAGTATCATCACACCGATGACATGGCTTATGGACGTCAGTACCATGCAATGCGTTTTGCAGAACAGATCAACACAAATAAATAAAGCCGGCATAGAGGTGTCTCTTCTCCCGTCGTGGGAGAAGAGACCCTCGTGCTTTTATGCTGATGGAAGCTCAACCGACAATCCCTGATCTTCACGGAAGTCGAATACCAGACGTTTGTAATCGCCTCGGGCTTTCAGTTCCGTGTGGATACAGTTGGCCTGGCGTCGGCAGTTGGTGATGTGACGCTGTTCAATATCGGTCACACAGTAGCTTGCGTAGATCAGCTGATACGGAATGTCCAGCAGACGTAAGAAGCGTAAGGTGTGATCACTGGTGTCTACAACAATAACGTCACTGCGTTTCATAGCCGCTTTTACATCGGCTGCAAATTGCGTAGCGGTGGCAAAGTTGTACAGTGCTGTGATGCGGATACCGGTAGGCAGACATTTCCGTAATTCGGGAAACGAGAAGTCGCCGGCAAAGTCAGTGGAGATCGCCACTATTTTGCTATAGACCTTGGCCATTACTTCACCTCAACAAAAAAAAACAGCGAGGTGAATCCCCGCTGTTATAACATTGCAATCACCAGCGCTAGTACTGATGATATTCCCAACTAGGATCCGTTCTGGCAAAATCCCCATTGGTCCAACCATCATGACCGATAAGCTGACGACCCAAAACCAGATTTACTTCTAAACGTGGGTTATGGGCTTTGATCTTGTAATCGCTACACTTCAAATGCTCTAACTTTACGTTACGCGGAAAGTAGATCGATTCAGAATCATTAGACTCTTTATCAAAGCTTAACTCAAACGTCAACTGTTGTAACTCGTTACGATGGTCTTTAAAGTCAAGCGTGATTTCTTTGTGACGGATACCCTCACCGCCGTAAGAGTGGCGATGGAGGTCGAGGGCAATTTGGTAAGGAATTGGGATGTGAACACGATCACAGCGCCAGCCGTTTTCCATAGCAAGGTCGACGATCACACCCGCACACCAAACCACGCAGTCGCGACCAGAGACAATTCTGCTGATATTCGACCGATCTATCTTACTTAATTCTTCCATGGTTCACCTACAGGTCAGATGTTTTCGGTAACACCACGACGGATGTGGGGTAGTGGGCCGCGCTGACCGAGCTGCTGTACTTTACAGATCGGTGTGTGTTTTTCCATTTCAAAAAGATCCACCTGAAGGTTGGAGAACTTCACTTCATCAGTAGAGTGTTTGAAACTATCAGCGCCTTTGACATCGGCGTAAGACACATGTGAAAGTATCAGCTTGCCACAAGTTGGATCGGTGTGGTGATCCAGGGTAAGTTCAATCGGGTAGGTCAGGCCATTGAACGGCACATCAAACTTCAGTTTGTGTTTACCCGGTGCATTGTGATTGCTAATGACGCGGTTTTCGTTCAGGCTCTTTTCACCCACATGGAACGTGCGAGTCCAGTCATTGATGGTGATATCAATGACCAGTGATTTAATGTAGAAAGAACGCATGGGTTATTCCTTGCAATCAGACAGGTCAAATTCAACACTACGGAACATTTCCCGCAGCTCTTTAATAGGGAACACCTTGGAGACGAAGCCAGACGCACTACGCAGCTGGAAACTGTCTCGGGCGTTAGATATTGCCTCGTACAACTTGCGTCGCTCTGCAAGCGTTTGAGGCGCTCTGTAATAGACATTGTCGATAAGCAGCATGATCTGCTCATCGCCCGGAATCAATTCATCGCCGGTATCCTGATCCACTGCACCAAAACGCATGTCACCTAACATGCATTCCATGGTCACTTCCTGTTTCCCTTCCAGAGCAGAGTAAAACGCGGAACCGGTGTTGTAGTTCACTGACCACACTTTGCCGTTGATCGTTGTGTCTTCAGCAAAACCAGCAGAGGCCCAAACCAGGGCCAGGAGAGCAATGAGTTTCTTCCACATGTTAAGTTATCCTTTAAAGCGAAGGGCTTTCTTGTTGTAACGGGCTTGCACTTTACCCAGACGACCGTTCAGGTAGTAGTACACCTGTTGCTGCAAGTTCTGGATAAACGGGCAAGGATTGAGAATGTTGAAATGATACGTTGGGACTAACTCACCCACGTACAGGTAGTTACCTCCCATACCGTTAGGCATGGGAGTACCTGTCACCACGAGGTTACCGGTGAACTGACGATACACGCTGTTTTCACCGAAGCGGTTAACCTGCGGAATCATGGTCCAGATATCACCGAAGTCATCGATGAACATCGTGGTGCCTTTGGTGGCTGATTTGCAGCTCACCGCTTTGTAAATGTCACGTGTAAGGTCAGTCATGGTTTACTCGTTAGTGGGTTTGAGGTTGTCGAGCTCATCGCTCGATTTAATGGTTTTGTTGATGAGTGCGTCCATTGGGTGCGGTTGACGAACCAGCTTAGACGGCATTGGCAGATCGAGGTTGCTGCGCTGCACGCCGTAGAACGCGGACCACTTGCTGATAAACAGATTTTCAGTAATGCGGACGATGCTAATGACTTCTGGCTTCTTATCCGCAAAGCCGTTGTTGTCACGCGCCGTGTTGCTCAGAGCGTTAGCGACCAGTTTTACATCGGCCACATAACCCAGGCGGTCCAGTGCGACAATCAACGCATCCGCGATCATCTGACCATTTAAGGACATGACGTAGATTGGCGCAAAGGCTTCTACCGGATGCTCGGCGTCTTCGATGCTTTTGATGTAATCGGATTTGCTCTTTGGCGTAACCACGATCAGGTGTGAGACCAGACGCACAAACGGCTTGTCGCTGAAGTACGCATCAGAAGTCTGGTAGTTCTCAAAGCCAAAGGCAATAAAGCCGGTGACTGCTTCTTCGGTGATCAGTTCACCATGGACGTTAGGTACACGACGCTTACCGTGAACGGAACCGACGTCAGGGTTAACATGGATATCGTTGTTACCCGTCAACGTAAAGATCAGGTCGTTGATAGTTGAAATCGAACCGTCGATAACTTTAGCATCAACGTTTTTGTTAGCGTGTGGGTTCTGGTGATTCATGGGGTATTATCCTCTTACAGGTTGTCACTCGATAATGAGCAGGAATGCATTCACATTAGTAATGTAGGCGTGAAATTTCCTGGAGTGTAATAGATGTACAGAAATAGTCAAAAGAAACAGACCGGCATAAAAGCAGGGCCGAAGCCCTGCTCCTACGCCAAGAGTTCGATTTGGAACGATTTGAGTAAACCAATGAACGTATTATTAAACCCGCCAGTGTAGCTACCGGCAACATGGATATTGTTTTCACCGTTAGTCAAAAACTGGTTTGACGCGGTTTGGCCGGTGTTCATGTTCTTCACCGTAATGGTGCTGCCGATACGGGTGATCTCGTAGTCTTCCAACACCGCGTTACCCGGGTTAACGCCTGTCGGCAATAAGCGCGCGTACACGCCGTTTTGCTGGGTCATGAACATCTGAAAGTACGTTTGGGTGTATTGGTTAATCGACAGCGCCCACCCTGCTTTGATGTTGCCTGATGATGGGTAATTACCTGTTTCTATTATCCCACGCGACAACGTGGTATTGGGCACAAACTTCAGCCGCATCCGGTACTGTTTGTTCCAGATGTTCAATGCCTTAGAGCCGACAAAGTAAGCGTTGCCATCGAACAAATAACACTTACCAAATACAGGGTCATCGACAACCCCGTCATTTGCACCCGCGCTATTGGCTGTGCGTGTAAACGTTACAGCTGCAGTACCTCGATCCATTAAGATGCGCGACCCAGTCGCATCTTTATCGAAGCTTAAATCAACGTAGTAGTTGGCGTATGGTTTGCCGGTCATAATCATGGAGTCTAACATATCTGCCTCTGATCCAGTGGTTTCATAGGATCAGACAAAAAAAGAGGACCGAAGCCCTCTTTATTCACATCACACAAAGTGACGTCTTACCAACTCATCAACCAGCTTCTGGATATTCGGCAGGTTCCACGACGGACAATGTACATCGCGTTTGATTGTGGTGCTCTCATTACCTGAAAGCTTAATGGTAAAGACCACGCCGTCATCTTGCGGATTAAACAGCGGGTGATCGGGATAGAACAACAGCGGGCGATTGTAATTGGATGAACTGACTTTAGCTGTCACCCAGACTTGCGGCACATCATCCCAGGACTGGAACAACTGACGAACATCTGCGCTAGGTTCAACCCGACTCTGCACAGAGTTCATTTCCTTGTCCAGTCTGTCGATGCCGAGGTATTTACCTAACTGCATCAGCTGTTTCATAATCTCGGTGCGCACACCTTCTTTCTTCAACAGATCGTGCAACTCAAGCTTGCAGTTAACGACCGCGTTGAAGGCATACAGGAGGGCTTTAGGCAGCGTTGATTCGTCGGCCAGATCAACACCATCCCAACGTAGCAGGACTTTATTCTCAGCGCTACCCGGTGACGTAGAGGGCCCGTTTTCGTACATCCCCATAATGACCCGCAGGTCACCCATATCAAAACGGGTTTCTTTACCAATAAGCTTACTCATGATTACCTCTATTAACAGAGTTTAAAAGAGCCCAGTATAGCACCGGGTTGATTATCGACGACGCAAATAACGGGCCGACAATGCTTTTTGGAACTTCAGTTCTTCCGCAGTAGGTGCCCGCCCAAATCCCAGGTCATCGTTGTTACCGTATCCTTCTCGCAACGGCTCCCAGGGTTCGTACTTGGGCTTCTCCCCATTCAACGCAAACGACAACGCATGGTCCATTGGTGCAGCTGTTGTCTTACGCTTCTTACTTCGCCGCCGACGGCGCACAGGTTTGGCTTTACTGGCCTTGGGCTTTGCCCGCTTCTTTAAGGACATCGTTTACGTCTTTAATAGTGAGTTTGGCAAAGACAGGACGTTCAACGAAACGCGGCTCACGACCATGACGCTCCTTGAAACGCTCTTCCCAGGCAGAGGCATTCGCCAGGTCAATGTCATGCGCGATGGTGTCTTCGTACGTGACATTGTGTTGGGGTTGGGTAAGATCCCAGTGATCAGAACTCATGCTGCGCGTTCCCTTTGGGGTCGTTAGGAATCGAGTCAATGGTGATATGCTGAACAGCATCACCCGCCATTATGAAGAGCTCAGCAAACTCTTCGCCAGTACGCGGATACATGGCTTCCACATCAATAGCAACTGAACGATGCAAAACACCCTCAGTGTCCATGTACTCCACCGGTTTGATCTGTCCCGCGGCCATACGTTGAATCAGCTCGTGTGCGCTCATCCACGGCATAGGGAAAACGGTATCCGGGTTGACCACCGCACCTGAGATGACACCTTCCGGCACTGAGTCCTGCCAGCGCCCCGGCATATCCACAAACTTGTGCTTGTTATTAAGGAGGTGCAGCAACGCACTGCTTGAGCGAGCTTTGGTGTGCTGCTTGCGCTGTGCGTGCTTACGTCTACGTTGGTTCTTGGTCATGACTTCTCCCGAAGATTAATTTTGGTGCACGACGGTATGTTAGATCCCGACGTCTGACAAACCACCATCGTACCAGAGACATTGTTAACCGTGCTAACAGTACCATTGTCACACTGCGTGATAACCGTACTGTCAATGGTAGTCGCAACGCAGTGGTCAGTCTTTGGACGCTCGTCAGCATAAACTGGTGCCGCGTACGACACCAGACAGAGAATAGCCGCTTTAATATTTCGCACGGGTCTTGCCTTTCTTCTTACGCTCACCCAAACCTGGCATGGTGATCGGACCCTTAGGACGCTTCGCCAGAGGTAACCCACCTACATCCCAGTCCGGCCCAGTCAGGTTAAAACCGCTGTCATCCAATGTCAGCATTTTAGACCGCGGCGTAGCAGCAGCAAGAATCTGCAGCGTTCCACGTACCGCACTGGCCGTTTCACCTTTACCAAACATTTTATCAAAGATCTCCATTTGATGGGTATGCAATAAATCGTTTTTCAGAGTGCGCGAAAGTGCGCGACTTAAACAACCAATCAACAACTTCTGGTGATACTTATCCAGGTCACCCCAGATGGTACGCATCAACGTGCTGTTGCGGTCACGACGCAGCTTGTCCATCAGATCACCGACGCCGTAGCCTTTATAGCTTGCCATGACCTCGTCGAAATGATTGCGCACTTTGTCGGTGTCAATCGCCACGTAGGTGGTGTCATCGGTGAGTTGGTTCACGACCAACGTACTTGGGAAGTCAACCACCCGCACAATGCCAAGCCCAGGCTCTTCAAACTGCTTACGCACTGTTTTGATTAACTCTTCAGTGCCTTCGTCGTAGAAGTCAGGACGCACCACGTAGATCTTTTTTGGCAGATCCCAGTATGCACCTTTGGCGATGGTGTGATTAAGAAACTCCGTAGCACTTTGATTACGGTGGATCTTAACGTTGTAGACGCTGTTGGAGAACAGGATATGGTGATCCATCAGGATCTCTTCGCCAAAGCCTTTACATCCTGGACCACCACGTGCGCCGGTTAAACCTCCGGTGGAATCGTAGCAGAATGCCGCGCCACGAATATGACAGTACCAGGGGTTGACCACAAGCGCCCACTCGCCGCGATCAAACGCCTGGAACGCTTCTTTGGTCCCACCTGCCACATCAAACTTGGCGACTTCAACCAGCGGGTTCTGCAAAGCCAGTTGTTGCAGGTCTTCCCAGGCTAAGAGGTCACCCGGTTCGTTGTAGTTCAGCAACAAGAGCTTACATTTTCCACCGCGACATTCTTTTCTGACACGGTCTTCAGTGAACCATCCCGATTTGGTAAACGGGATTGAGTCACCGGCTAAGCCATTAGGACCAGCATGAGACATATTAACCTCCAGGTGCGCGGTGGCGCGTACGGGTACGGGGTAAGATAGGGCGATTAGGGAACGTCAGTTTCTTCTTTGGCTGATACCAGCCTGCACGTTCTTCTTCGCGTAATTGAGCTAACTCCTGACGTTCAGCTACTTCAGTGCTTTCTGCCAGGATGGTTCTAAGCTTCGCTAACCCAATGACATTGAACTCATCATCGGCTTTGCGGTTGGTGACCACGATCTGAATACCGCGTTGCTCGGCTTTCTCTTGCAATAAGGCAAGTTGAGCTCGATCGATCCCCAGTGGTTCGGTGATCTGCAGATTGGAGACATACTTCACCACTTCGGTCAAGCCGTTCTCACGGGTTTCCAGACGAGTACCGTCTGAGCTGATGATGTACTGCTGACCGTACGTTGTAGAACCCGGCAAATCGCCATACGACTCCACAGTAATGACCGGGAGTTTGAGCTCCAGCGGCCAGATACGGAAATACGGTTTACCCTGGTGCAATTTCTTAATGTTCTCCACCACGTGCTGATTGGCTTCAGCGTAGCTACCGTCGGCGCAACCGAAGGTATGGCTCATGGGGATCAAGACGGACAAGGTGGTAGCGATCTGTTCTGCATCCACCCGGTCCATTCCCAGTTCTTTCACGTAGTTGTGAATCTGGGTATAATAATCGGCATTTTTAGCCATGATGTTAGTGACCTTTTTGGCGTTGATAAAAACCGGCATGCCGGAACTCTTTAGCACGCTGATTAAGTACACTGGCTTGAGGACCATCAAACGGACCTGCTGTAAAACACAGGTCGTTTAACCAGTCGTCCCAAAACAGTTGTTCTGGAGTTTTTACAGGTTCGGGTTCAACAACAGGTTCAACCGGAATGCGGTCCGCATAACGACGATAATCAACGGGTGCGTAAAGTGAGTGCAGGAGTGCCATGCGGTTGACGTCCTTTTGAGTTGTGGATGGCCAGGGCAAGCAATACTTTACCGCGCTCATCCAGCGGATAGACTGCACCCATATTAAGACCCTGTTCCAAATGCTTCATCGACAGGCTGAACGCCGTCACGGCACCGTCACTGGTTCGACGTGGTGCATCGGGAAACAGGATATCGTTAATGGTTGGAATGCGGTGCTTACGGGCATACGCTTGAAGATCAATCACGTGACCGAATCTCAGCTGCCACATTTGTAGCGTGCGAAAGAGTGAGGGGCGATTAACGATCTGACCATTAACCACCGTCTTTTTGGTGATGTAATGTGAGACGCTACGGCGGAGATGGTGTTTAGTGTTCATACAGGTTCTCGTTTATTAGTGAATGGATTTAATGATGACGTTGCCGTTCTTCTCAAACGTCACCGCACTGGGTCTTTCCGTATAAGGACTACCCCATAGTACTACGGCGTCTTTAACACCGGCTTCGATACAGTAGAACACATCAATAGCAGACACCGGTACATTGAGTTCACGCGCAGTAAAGGTGGCGTGTTTGTACGCTTCGTTCTCACTGGTGGCATCAAGCAACTGCACCAGACCCATACCCGACCCCTGCTGCAACAGCATGGCGTAGTAGTAACCTGGTTCTAACATGTTCTCACGCTCGGAATGCCAACGCGCTGTAAACTTGCCGTAGTTCCCATCGTAGATGAGAAAGTCAACATAGTCGGGCTCTTCAATGACAACGCATTCTTCCTGACTAACGGTGGTCTCCACTTCTTTGGAGGCAGCTTTAAAATCTTTGGACAATAGCATGGGTTTTTGCTCAAACATGTTTCACCCCTTAAAACGACGGCCTTTATGACGACCACTGCAACGCGCCTTCTTGGGCGGAATGCGCGTTTGTTTACTTACCTGTTCACGACGAATACGCAAACGGTAATCATCCCAGGTTTCATCCGAACCCCAGTTAATAAAGCGTGGGGTATGCACAGCCAATGCACACGCAGCCATGGCAAGACCAGAGACCATCCCAACACGACGCTTCCTTGGCAGGAAAGCCGGTTCATCATGACCCACAACCAATACCTTTCTTTCACTGCGTGCTTCGGTCAATAAATCCAGAAGCTCTACATCACTTCGTACTTCAACGTCATTATTGTCTTGCATACCCAAATCCTTGTAAAAAGAAAGACACAGAAACTGAGCACAGGCTCAGCTTCCATGTCAGACACGCAGTTAAAGTGAGAAGCCGCTGTTGAACGTTCGTTGGCTCAGCGTTTTGTTCGCGAAGTTTTCCAACTTCTTACGGTGATACTCCATGTGTGGACGAATCTGACCACACACAAAATACACAAACGTTGGCGTGACGTTCGGGTAGTCTTTCAAACGACGTAGACGACCCAATGCCTGGTCGTTCTTTTGTTTGGACCCAATGGCCACTGTCATGATCACTGTGCGCAGCCCTGGGATATCGACCCCAGTACCTGCAGACATCAGTGTCGAGACGGTGATATCAGATTCATACAACGTCGTCTTTGGGTCTTCCTGGGTGTACTTGTTAATCACCAACCCTTTGTCTTTGTGAATATGACGCAGGTAAGCAATCACCTTGATACACATGTCGACCGTGGCACAGTAGATCAGTAGCTTCTGCCCCTCCTCTTTGACCTTAAAGAAAAAGAAGTCGGCGACCCCACCAATGAAGCGCAGGTATTCGTCGAGTATCCGTCGGTCTTTCATGATGCTCTGTTCAAGCTTCACATGAGAATAGGTGCCGCCAAATCCACCGAACTTGATCTTCTTGGTGTTGTTCAACCCGTACATCACCGCAATCGACTCGATGTATTTGTCGTACTCACCACCCCTGAAGCGAATCGCCTTGGGATAGATGATGCCGTACATCTCATTGATAAACGGATTGTCTGCTTCAAGCGTCGCACTCAGTACGATCTTGTTGCGGACATTACAGTACATGTCGTAACGATAAAGCGCATGAATCGATTCGTGCCCTTCATCCACCACCAGTAACCCAGGCTCCATTACATCCCAGAACTGGTCCGGGGTGTAATTGTAGTGGGTCATGATCCCGTTGTTATCTTCGTACTCGGACATGAAGTACTGGAAGGTAGGCAGTGATACAATAACGATCTTTGCCTTTAAGCTACCGTTGTCAGCCGCCTGCATGGCAGCATTGAGTTCTAACGACCCCTGCACTACCATGATGTCTTCAGGATTTAACTTGACAAAGTCAGCTAACCCCACCAACCACGTGTTAATGTACTTGGGCATTAAGGTAATCACAGTCCGCTTTTGCATCTTCACCATCTGGTAGATCGCACAGAAGGTCTTCCCCTTGCCGGTTTGCAAGGTGTTGATCTTTGTGTTCACATCCGTCGGGCTAAGGTCTAACTGGTAGTCCAGCCATTCCACTTGATGCTCACGCGGTGCGATGCCGTCCATCGCGAACTCAAACAGCGCCTGTTTCCCTTCCGGAACCTCGAGCTGCACAATCTTAAAGCGGTCTGTGTTGTAACCGCAATTGCGCATGAAGTTCTTGAAATCCTCAAAGCAGTTAATGTGGAACCGCAACTCCTTGCGGTCCTTGGTTGCCGACGCAAATACACGGTCAGGAATCTTTACCAAGGTTCTTCGTCCTTGAACAACCTTGGATTCCATCTTGTGCAAAATGAAGCGCCGACAATACTGCATGAGATGTCCCGCGAACTCACTGTTAAAGTCAGTCACTCGAAAGCCGTGACTGCTTAACGTAATGGTTGCGGTATGGCGCATGGATCACCCCTCAGTCAACAAAGATGCTGTCGGCTGGGTGAGGTTGGCGGTTCTTAACCAGGAACGTGGTGGGTTTCGCCATGATGGTTGCCTGCTCTTGATACAGAAGCTGGACCGACAGTGAACGGAACTCAATACATTCGTGGTACGAAGAGAACTGACGGTTTTCGTTAGCACGGGGCAGACGGTAGTCATAGTTAGCCGGGTCCAGTGTCATCACTGAATACAGCATGATTTCCGCATGCACGATGTTCACCTTCAAACGCTCAGTCAGCAGGGTGTAGAATTCACTCAGTGCTAAACCGGCATCCTCTGGTGTCACGAACTTACCTTTCCACTTCGCAGACTCTTTACTGAACCTGATGAACGCTTCGATCTGTTTCTGGTAGACCGTCATGTCCTGATGCACCAGTGGCAGTTCAACCACATCGATGTCATACTCGAACGACGACAGATCAATCACAATGAAACCTTTCTCTGCGTTGGTCCAGTTCGCCTTTTGCAGGAAGCGCAGGAAGTCGACCGTAAACTGCCCTTGGCGTGAGCCTTGTACAGTTGGAATGGGAATCGATTCGGTGAAACCACCGTCGCGTTCAAACTCCAGAACGATCTCAGTAAACCCGCCTGCACGTGTTGCAACCTCATCCAGGTTTTCAGCCATGTAGATGTCAGATAATGCCGTGGTTTTGTTAAAGTTTACTTTCAACTTCACCTTGTCTTTCTTCAGACGCGGGTGTAAACGCACGGCGTTATCGCGTAGTCCCTCTACAATATACATGGCATCTTGCCGACGTGGAATGAATGGCTCGGTGGTCGACGATGTATCCAGGTGCTTCGTGGACAGCATCTTCTGCGACAGGTCCTGACCGATTTCTGTTGCACTGATATGACCGAGAATGATTTCGTTACGACCGACTTCACTCAAGGCATTAAAGTACGGCAGACTTAAGGCCAGTTTCCCATAACAGGTCGAACACACCCCTGAGCGATCCGGATGATTACAATACATTGGGGATCGCATATGAATAATGCGGCCAATGAGATGGTCGTCTTTATCGGAAACACATTTCAGGGTTTTGTTGTCGTCAGCGTAGTAATACTTACCGGCTAAACGACTGAGCCAACCATCTTTCACCAGCACCGGAACCGTGGTCGTGGAACCACAGTCTTGGTTCATGTGGATGCGCTGAACCGCCTGAGCAACCAGCTGCATCTTACGGTTGAACCATTCGGAGTCTTCCAGTGGTTTCTTCTGGAACAGCATCGCTTTGGTTGCTGAACGGGATTCCACCAACGAGTCATAGAACCGCCCCAAGCCTTCCGCATAACACGCCATGACCGGTCGCACAAAGATACGGGAGTTATGGTCAGTCAGATACCCACGCGCAATAAACACCTGCGAGGTCTGACCGTCCGACACCGATCCCTGTTTGATGTCCTCAGCAATCTGATTACCCAGAAACTTCTCCGGGCGCTTAATGATTGCCAAGCCAGTCTTATAGCCTTCACGGATGGAGTTCTGGTTCGGCTCCATGGCTTTACGTACTGCTGCCAGTTCTGGGTCGTCAAGTACCTCAATGTACTGACGCATCGATGCAGTTGTCACATACTCCGGAATCTTCATCACGAACACGTTGTTAATGATGTTGACGGCTTTCGCCACCCGGCTATTAATGTCAACCACATCAAAGATTCCTGGGAAGGCATCGACGTAATCGCGGTAGCCTTGTGTCAGAATCCCCAGAATGGTTTTGTTGGATAAACGGTGTGCAGTTGCGAAGTGCCGCTTATCCAGCGGCATTCCAGCAAAGGCACGTTGCAGTGGCCAACAATACCAGCTCACGATCACCAGTCGAGAAAGGATCTCAAATGACTTGTCCCGTGCTACCACCTGAATGGTAGGGTTGTTACCGGTATCAATCGACCAGATCTGCTCTTCATTCATTGCCAACAGATCTTGCCAGTTATAAGTTTGCATCCACTACCCCTTAAGCCGCACTACGTTCCAATTGAATACCACGACACGCCTGAATATGTTTGTACATCTGAAGAGGACGACCACGACCTAACGGGGTTTCCTTCTCATCAATCATACTCGGTAAGCGCATCGGATCTTTGGCCCGCAGGATTTTCACCACAGCGGCTTTCTGCATGGTTGGCGTGTTTGCAAACGACAGCAGACGGTTCGTGAACCAACCACCACACGCAGCCAGGAACAGACGCACTTCCGATTCACCCGTAAAGCGTGTCGGCGTATTACGCCACGGCAACGAATACTTATCGACTTGCGTCAGGGTAGACAGGATACCAAAGTGCGTGAGCTTAGGAATCGCACACGACGCCCAGTATTCCCCCATCTTCTCCAGCAGGATGATGTAGATTGGTGCAATCACCACCGGATCTTTGGTCCAGACCATTTCACCGTTCGGCGCACGATACTGAACCGGTGTGGTTGGGAAGTCGTGATGTTTCATGATGCGACGGATCTGCTCAGCGCCAAAGAACTTACGGTCTGTTGGGCAGAACAATTCCACACCATGCTCGCACACCCAGTTCACATGGAAGTCACGGTTGGTTTTGGTTTCATACACCGGCGACTGCATTGCCTGCCACTGTTCGTACGCTGCAGCTTCGTAGTAACTCATCAGGTGATTCCACGCACCATCTGTGTCACCCGCATCACGCAGTTGACGCGCAACCTTACCTGCATACGCCGACGCCCCGTTGATATACTGCTCAGACGGTTTGCCCAGGTTCATACGTTTGGTAATAGAACAGTTATCCATGATAACGTCAGCACGGTTGCCGTTCATGTCCGTTGGTGCATCTTCATCCTTGATCACCTTAACGATAACCCCCTTACCGCCATGCACGTCCGTAATCTTGAAACGCACACCGGCTTCCAGGTTCTTCACGAAGGTGATTTCTGCACGCCAGTCACCAATCGGTACCTTGTTGTAAATCTGGGCACCTTTGTCCATGCTGATGACTTCACCCTGATGGTTCATACGACGATCCAAACCACCGGTGTCCGAAATCGCATCGGTCATCATACGGTTCAGTTCATCTTCGAGCAACAGAGTGTGCGGATGTTGACGCAATAGCTTTTCGTAGTTCTCACGCAGACGAGTCGAGAACGAACGAGCAGCACGCTCATAACGGTCGGCTTGTTTGTCGTAGAACTGAACTTCGCTACGCCCGGTACGCATACGGTCAGACTTCACCGCAATGTTAATGATGGTGGCACCGGCTTCGCCGTACTTCCCTTCATCGAACAGATCGTCGAACTGCATCAGGGCTTTTGGCGTAAGGTTAACAATACCCACACCAGGACGAATCGTACGCACCGCAAACAACAGACCATCCGGACGGATCTTCTCGCCGATATCTGGGAACGGTTTGTACACATCCGCGGTACCATAAAGGTTCAGCAGGACTTTGTTTTCACCCCACTGGGCAATACGGCTTTCGATCTTGGTACAGGCCATGGCTCGTGCAAACGATTCCGTGACCACCATGCCGTCCTGCTCGACCTCAGGGATCGACATAAAGGCAACGTTGGTTGAACGCCCGTATTTGTAATCCCCACCGGCTGTTACGTTCGGTGAGTAAGCAAACACAGTGCCTTTTAAGACCACGTTACCTGGGCGCAACAGTTGTTGGTTCGCAACATGATGCACATACTTAAAGCCCAACGCATGGTTACGCGTATGGTACGCAGGAATACGCAGTACACCAAACACGTTAGATGCCTGTTCTAACGCGGTACGCTTATCCGATACCCGTTCATACAAGACAAAGGTTTCCGGGTTGCTGCGCACACTGCCTTTACCCCACGTCTCAGAGAAACGCTGGATCACATCAATGACCAACATGTCACAAGGCGCTTCAATCTTAAACGTTCCTTTGGCGTACTCATACTCCTGACCCGTTTTCAACGGATTGGGTGTTGCGCCCGCAATGGTTACGGCTTGTCCGGCGTGACCGGCAAACATCGCTGAACGCGGTGATGAGTCACCGTGCACCGTGGCGTTCAACGAAAGTACTGATGACAGAATGTCAGCAGATAGTTCACTGGCTTCAATTACAGGGGATGTCATACTGGTTTATCCTCAAACAAGTGTAGTCTCATCATTTAGATAATATAGGCTTAAGCTATTCTAAGATGGAGCAGGGTGACGATGATCACGGCCAGAAACAAAATCAAGTATCCCAGTAACAAACTGTTCAACGATCCGGTGTTTCGCTCTAAGCTGGAGAAACATATTGACCTCCTGAAAGCACGTGCTACGTTGGTAACGGGTGATAAGGCACCGTCCCTTCTCGCACAAGAGAATGACCGTGGTGACTTTCGCATGGTGTTAAAGGAATTCGGTACGCCAATGCATCTGCACTGGCTGATCATGCGCATTAACGACATCATCGATCCGTTCATCTGGGACTTCTTAAGAGAGGGGATGTTGGTCATCGATGAATCAGATCAAATGCTGCAAGGGCTGATCACGCTTCACTACACTAATAAGTGAGACAAAAAATAAGAAGGGGCAGATGTGGGGTTTCCCCCACATCGCCTCTTACTTATGCCGGCCTACCGATTAACGCGTAACAAACTGGAACTGCGGCGCATACTGCTGCGGCTGCATCATTCCCGGTTGCTGCATCATTGGCATGCCCGGCTGCTGGTACATCATCTGCGGCATCTGCGGCTGGTACATCATGTTAGGTTGACCCTGCATGATTTGCGGCTGCTGAGGCTGCGTTGTTGGTGGCATTGGTGGTTGCGGCATACCGTTTGCCATCATCGGGCCGTAGCTGAAACCAGGTTGCGGTTGCTGATACATCATCTGTTGTTGAGGCATCATTGGCTGCTGTGGTTGGAACTGCGGGGTGTTCGGATACATACCCTGCGGTTGCATCATGCCTGGTTGCGGCATCATTGGCATACCCTGCTGTGGCATCATCGGTTGACCGTAACCGTATCCCTGTTGTGGCATACCGTAACCCATCTGCGGCTGATTCTGCTTAGCCAGGTCATTCCAACCCACAGTGTTGCTGTTGTTGGCGGCCGGCTTAGGCGCTGCGTGTGACGGATTAGCGGAACCGATGGTTGCCGTTGGTTTGGTAAAGGTATCAGCGACAGGTTGTGCCTGAGGCTGCGCCAGCGGTTGTGACATCGGCTGAGCAAAGGCGGTCTGCAGAGTCGGCTGCTGTTGAGCAACCGGCTGTGTGGCCTGCGGTGCCGCGTTCGGATCTGCAACCGGATCGTTACCTTCGTTGTGTGGCAGTGCCGGAATCGCGTTACGGAAACGCGTCAGGTCATCACCTTGGTCCCAGCTCAGGTCGATCAGTTTAAGGTTCACGCCTTTGGTTTTGCTAAACGGCTTGATGATCGAGTTTAACTGACCCGCCATGTTTGCATAACCGTTCAGCAGGACCGTGTAGTACGGCGCCAGGTTAGAGTTCGTACCGATGGTGTACGTCGACTCGTCACCCGGGAAGATGGTTTCGTGCAGTGCTTTCAACACCGGGATGTCTTTTGCACGCAGTTGGACATCAAATACCTTACGGTCTTTGGCATCCTTCGCATCTTCTGCTTTCAGCAGCTCGTTGTACAGCGGGAAGCGCGTCACGAAGGTGCGTGAGAAACGCTGGCCGTCCTGTGAACCACCACGACGCAAGTACACCGCGATGATACGACGATCCAGACCTTCAGAGTAATCATGACGAGATTTCGCAATGATCTTACCGAAGTTTTCCAGGGTGGTCGCATCCGCTTCAGAAATTGCACTCAGCAGTTTCTGTTGTGCCGGCGTCAGTTTGGTCTGCAGTGACTGATCTGCTGCGATCTGCAGCAGGGTACGCGCAACATCGATGAAGCGATCCCACAGAGAGATACGCACAAAGGTCTGCGCCAGCTGAATGATGTCCGACTCACCACGTGCGATGGATTCGCACATCGGGTGGAAAGGAATGTATTTGTTCCAGTCCGGAGATGCCAGGAATTCAGGGGTAGGCAGCACCACTTCTTTACCTACCCACACGACTGGCTTCAGCCCTTCACTGGTCTCACGCAGAACATGACCGGTCTGGTCGACGATGTTACCCGGGACCGATTCTACGAAAGCTTTGTAGTGTTGTAACAGTTCCATGCTAATTCCTTACAGTACGTTGAGAAGGTTGTGTGTAACTTGACGGGTTTCCGCGGACATGTGTGCCAGGGTAGCACGGTTATCCGTCAACATTGGTGAGTACAGGCTATCACCAAACATCGGTGTAGCGTAGCGAGTCACCGGGCCACCATTATACGTTACGTCAATGACGCATTCGCCATACAGGTCAATGTACAGAGAGAAACCGATTGGCACGTAGTTGTGACCAGTAAAGCCTACCAGGAATTCCTGGATCAAACGCATCTTCACCTGTTCGCAGGAATATTCCCACGGACGACCGGCAATGAACGACTGTCCGTTCAATGCGTTGATTTTGAACTGACCAGCGATGGTACCCTGCATCATGTCCGACCCAGAGAAGTTATCACCTGCCAGCATGATCTTACGCATGGAGGTTTCCACCATCAGCGCCGCTACCACGTTCTGCAGCATCTGCGAGATAATGGTTTCCCAGTTCGCACCGTTCATGTACTCAGAGTTCTGACCGTGAGCACCTTGAACTTGAGCTGATTCCATACCCAGACGGACAATGGTGTTATCCGCGTTCTGGAACAGCTGACACAGTTCACCGTACGTGATCGAGCCGTTCTCAGACAGACCGGTGCGTTCCAGCATCATGCCGAGGGTCTGATCAGATGCCACGTAACCACTTGACAACGATGTCGCCGCTTTATTAGCAACGTCAACGTTCTGCTCACCTTGATACGCCATCATGATGTTTGACGGTGTGGTTAACAGTTGTGACATGTAGTTAGACGGGATTAAGTTGGTGCGTGCAGACTTCTTCAACGGCTGACCGTTTTGGAACATCACACGACCATCTTGCATATTGACCTGTGCACCCTGACCGTTATTTTCCTGATAACGGCTAACCGAGTTCACCACTTCCTGCGTGTGCATCAGGCTGTACACATCTTCAGGGCGAAGCGTGTACGTACCTTGGTGCAATGAGGCCGTGGTACCCATTAACAGCTGACTGGCTTCTACCGGCGTAACTGTGGTCTGCTGCTGACCGTAGCCGTTAACGTGCGTGTGCTCCTGGAACATTAAGCTGCTGTTAAAGAACAGACGCATAGCAGGGTTAATGGAGATCTTACCGGCAGAACCACCGATGATGCCATTTGCACCCATGTGCATACCCATATGGTCGGTATAACCTTGCAGGTACTGCACTAAACGCATGGTACCCGCATGGTTGGTTTGGTGAACAATCTTCAGCGCAAACAGGCAGCGCTCTTCACCCCAACCACCGATGATACCCGCTTCTGATTCAATCTGCGGGTTCATGGTCAGAGAAGTCGCTGCAATCGGCGCCAGACGTTCTTTACTGAAGTCGTTGCCTGCTGCAATTTCTGCCAGAGCGTTGATGTTCTGACCAAAGTTTGCGTGCATTGGGCGACGGTATTGCGTGTGGTACCGCGTGGTACGGCACATTAAACCCATTTCGATAAATCCGCCGGCGTGTGTCCCGATGCTCATGTGTTCTCTCCTACAAGTTAATTAGCGACTTCAAGTTGACCTTCGGTTGCGACGTAACGAATTAAGTCTGCAATCAAGAAGTTCAGGTTATTCGGTACAACCAGGATACGTTCGTAATCGACAATCTGCGATGCGATCAGTAACTCATCCGGGCCGACCACTTTATACGTACCGACCATGACAGATCGGGTAAACGCTTCAATGGTGCGATGCACTAAACCGTCGTTGGTGCCTTGACGTTTATCCAGTTGGATATTGTACATCTTCTCCAGTTCAGCTTTCACGTTTTGTGGCAATGCCTGTTGCGGCACCGGCAGTTCATCGATTTGCACATCTGCACGATACGTGCCGGCAATCGCTGCCAGTTGTGGGAACCCACGATGCCACAGCACTGCTTGCGTGATCGCCAGTAACACCATGTCGACGTTAAAGTTGAAATACTCAACCGCTGCCGGAGGGGTAAACTTTGCACTCACCCATTGCATCAACATTACCTGATGCTCGGTCAGTTCAAAGTTCCAGTCAGTGGGGATGGCTTTCAAACACTTGTCTAACATGTCACGCGAAAGACCGGGCTCGATATGCGAAGCAGGGAAGTACGGTTCAACGTACCCTTCTTCACAAATCTGGATATCCGTTTCGTAGATCTCCTGTTTGGTCTTCCAGTTTTCAATGACGGGCTTTTCCTGCTCATCATCGCCCACCACATGACGACCGTTCTTCGCCATCACACCGCCACCAAACTTTCCGTCTAAACGGATGTTGTAGCGAATGTGCATGAAGATCTGTGTCACCAGGTGACCACTGGTGTCATCATGACGAACGTGGTTGATACACAGTCGACGAGCAATGATAGAAGCCAGCATCCATTTCGGGAAGCTTTCCTCTGACAAACCACCGAGCGTTGCGGACAACGGCACAGGCTGCTTATAACAGTGGGCTTCTACGTAACGGCGAACTTTCACCATCTCTTCGCAGTGATAGATGTCTGCATAGGTAAACAACGCCAGTGCAGCAATCTCTTTGAACTGCACACCCGTCACCGCACCTACGGCATTGACGTAGTCAGCAATCACCGGTGCCATCAAGTGCAACAACACTGACAAGTTGACCAGACGGATGTAATCGGCTTTTAAGTACGTGGTATCATCGGAATACTCTTTGTTCTGCACCGCAACTTCATGCACACCACTGGGAATGTGGGTCAGGTTATTGTTGTACATGTAAAGGTTAACGTCATTAATACTCACCAGCGAATACAGTTCACGAACCAGAGGTTGCAACTTTGGCAGTAACGTTTTCGGCGTTGCCTGCTCAGTATCCAGAATGTAGCGAATACGCTGATACACACTGAACATCTGCTGTTGTTGTTGCGGGTTGAGGTAGGCCGCAATATAACCGTTTAATTCGTCAAACGTACCTTGGTGATCTTTCTGACTGGACTTGAAGAATCCATCTTGGTTAAACGTAATGGATTCACCGTTGTGGCTGACCAGAATCGTGGCAAGCATTAGCCCCGATGTGGATTGCTTGGATGTGTAACTTAAGTTCACAGGTAAAGATCCTCAATGGTGATCACACACATTAGTAATGTAGGCTTTAAAAATGTTTGGTTTTATTGCGTAATACTGACACTTATAAGGTAGGGGGTTTATGTCAGAAAAAACGGAGAAACCGCGCCAGATCGGCATAAAGGCCGGGTATGACTCCCCGGCCCGGTAATTATGCTGCTACATCTAAAGCATTGCTTGGGTACGAACGATCGGTACCCCAAATGATTCGACAACCACCTGTACCGCCGGGACCGTATGCTTTGGCGTAATCACTCGAACGGCTAGTACAACCACCACCGGCACCGCAACGTGTGCCTGAGCCGCCTTGCCCTGTGAGGAACGCACCAGTGCCGTCACCACCGCCACTGATGTATTGTCCGTTTACAGAGTTGCCACTTGTTCCGCCTGCTTTACCTGCGGTGGTATCAGTAGGCTGAGCATTCGCTGAACTACCGCCACCGTCCCCAAAATAACCACCCGTACCTGAACCAGGAATACCCGAGTTGTTATTGGGTGCACTGATACGTACCCCACCATTACCGCCATTGACACCCACTGAGTCAGCAATTTGCTGATCACTGGTTTGACGCCCACCGGCTGCTTTAAGCAAAATGGTTGATCCGCGTTTGATAATCGTATCATTACCGGCAGAATAACCCAATGCACCCGTGTAGCCAATCGATGGTTTTCCTGCCGCCACAACAATAGTCAAGGTTTCGCCTGGTGTGACAGGGATGTTGTTTTCCCAACGTAACGCCGCGCCCATCCCACCGAAGAACCCGCCAGTTGATGAAGCTTGTGACCCACCCCCGATGCAGACTGCACAGATAGATTTCACCCCATCAGGAACCTTCCATGAATATGTTCCCGCTATGACATATTGTACCTGACCAGGGGCTGCCTTTATTAAAGGCGGTGAAGATAATAATGCCTCAAGCATAAACGCCTCTAACCCAATAGTAAGTTCATACCATCAACCGGCATAAAGGCAGGACCGAAGTCCTGCCCGTATGAGTTAGCGCATTAACTGGTACTGCTTAGAACGGAATGCTGTCGTCGAAGCCGCCAGAATCACCGCCACCAGAGTTGTTATTACCGCCACCACCCCAGTTACCACCACCGCCATTTCCGCCACCATTGCCACCACGGTTACCACCGCCGTAGCCGCCACCGTTTCCGCCGCCGCCATTACCACCATTACCGCCTTCTTTCTTCTCAGGCTCTTTGTAGTACATGGTTGCGATGACCGGCAGCAGACCGCGATAGGTTTCGTAGAACATGGTTGCAGCCAGCTCAGACTGCGGCGCAGGCGCCAGACGTGAACCGCTTTCATCCAGCCATTCATCGAACATCGCCGGCACGAACACGAATTTGATCGGAGTGATGTCTTTGCCCGACAGGCCCATGTACAGACAACCGTCTGCATCACGACCCACGGTCAGCTTACCTTTCTCCATCGGGCTGTCAGAACGTTTACCCGGGCCGAAGAAGACGAAGTCTTTCATGGCATAAGACAGCTTGCCTTTGTCTTTGTTCTTCAGCAGGTAGTCGATTGTCACCAGCACGCCGATTGCAGAGGTGTACGGGACTTTGACTTCAAAGCGACCGTAGTTCTTGGCATCACGCAGTTTGGTTTCGATCTGGATAGCCACGTTGTTACCGGCCATAACCATACGGAATTCAGACGGATGCTGCGCACCGTTCTGCGTCGGTCCTTTCATGCAGGTGTTCCAGTCATTCAGGAACGATTTTTCACGTGGGGTAAATTGAGGACGGGCCATGGGTAGTGCTCCTGTTAATGGCGTTATGCATTTAGCATCTGTGAAAGTTGTTCGCGCAGGTCTTCATCCTGCACACTCGCGATACCCAGCTTGACACGCTCTACCGTGGTCATAGGTGTCCACTTGTATTTCTCGGCCAGCTCATGGATAATCGCTTTGTATTTAAAGTCGTTAGATTTGAAGTTCGTCGAATTGTCACCAAAGACCTGTAATGTCAAAGGATTAAATGGAATCCGTTCAAATTTACTACCGCCCGTAAGTTTCGTGTACCACTGGTCTTTTTCCTTCAAGGCTGCGGTGTGTGATTCGATTAACGTAATCTCACCGTACCCGTTAGGCACAACCAGATCCACAATGTGGTTGGTCACCACATAGGTATTACGTAGACCATTGGGGATCGTGTGATCACACAAACGTACGTGCCCACGCAGCTGCGATAACAAGCGTTTGACAACTTCGTCTTCGACTTGTGCGTACGCTAACTGAATGGGTTTGTGCGGTGTCCAGATCTTGGCATGTTTAAACCGTTTCGCCAATCCCGCATAACTGCAGTAGTAGGCAATCATGTTAGGGGTCTTGTTTTTACTGATCCGACCCAACACCTCATGAATCCCACCTAAGTCCTGGATCATGTCCTGATACAGCTGATCTGCCTTAATGGTGTTGCGCACATTGGTGTCGTACGCTTGAAACACATTACGAAAGATCGTCGAGACATTCAACATCAGGTTGTCGATCTGGTGCTTGGGATTGGCAATCAACGACTCAAACGCTAACGACGTACCTACCGAGATAGGTAACATCCCAATGGTACGCTGTTCCATGTTACAACCCCTCGTTAGCTGTGCTGAGCAAGCTTGCCAACATCGGCTCCTGGTGATCACCTAACAGTTGTTTGTTACGCAGCCAGGAGGTAATGACGTTGTGGACGTTGTCACGGGTGATTTGCACACCGGTGTAACGCTCTTGCTTGTAGATGGTTTTATCAGCCACCACACCTTTCTTCTTCTCGTTCTTGATTTCCCACTGGACATGGGGAAACTCCTGACGCAGCATGTGCAGCGCACCAGACATCACGGTTGGGTCACCAAAGTCTAACCGCACCCATGAACCAGGCGGAATACCCGCAGCAGTGAGTTTGGCTACCTGAATGATTTCATCCAGTTCTTTACCGCGAACGTTGATCGCCCGATAGGTCCAAGCAAACGGGTTTTCCACCCACTGCAATTCCATCCGATCATCTGGATAGCACAGTGTGATGCGGTGATACCCCTTTGGCCCTTCTTCATTATGGGCTAAACGATCCGGTGAGCCTGGACCCCAGACCTTTTCCTTGTGGGCTGCTTTATGGATGTGGTTAACCAACACCGCATGTTTAACCAAACCACTGTACCGTGACGTGTCATGTGCCGGAATGTTCATCCCTGGCGGGAAGTGGAAATCAAACGCACCGTGCATGATTGCTAAATCGACTTGCGTCAGGTTTGCCTCTGCCATCACTTCACAGGTGGCTTTCCAGATCTCTTCGTGGTTAATACGAATCTCATCCGGGATATAAAGGATATCCAACCCAAGTCGTTCAATGCGTTCAATACACAGCGTTTCGATGTACTTCACGTCACACCCAGTCTGGTGCAAGATAAACTCACGTGACTGGTTACGGTCGTGATCGGGTGTGCCTTCCATCACACGCAGGATCACATCGTTTTGTGAACACGCCTCAACAAACAAGCGAATCCACTGACGCGACAGTTCTGCATCGGCATGTGACTGCGAGGTCAGCGCATCCCACACATCCCCTGCCAGAATAACCAGATCCACGTCTTTTAACGACTCGTTCTCAAAGAACATGTAGTTCAAGGTACGCAGAATGTTAGAGGTGGGTGTGCGACGGTGACACAGATGGATATCTCCGGTTTGGAGAATACGGATACGGTTTGGATTTTTCGTTACGAGTTTACTTAACTCAGTAACTTTGGATGTCATCGTCGTCGGAGTCATCGAACTCAATTCCTTCATCTATCTTCTTAGAAGATGAATCGACTATGTCATCTTTTACACCAACTACTGCAGCCGCACCGTATTTCGCGATAGCCACTTCACGACGCACTTCTTTGTAGTCGATACCGTAGCGTTTAAAGATCGCGTCCCAACGTGCCATGTATTCTTCACGCTTATCCACAACCATGGAGGGCGCTTGCGCAATCTGGCTATTAACCAGCATCTGTGCTTCGTACCCACTGGCTTCTTCTGCTGCGTTTAACAGCGCACCGGTTAAGGTGTTTCCCATGGAACCATCCGGACCACGGGCTGAAACCGCAGAAGTCACTTCCAGGTCAACCGGCGGCACCGTAAACAGGTACTCGTGACCTGAGAAGATATCCACCTCATTTAACATACTGCCGGCTACTGCACGCCAGGCATCCCGGTTCATGAATTCACCACCGCCGACAAACATTGGCAAGAACACGCTACGGAAAACGGATTCTTGCAGCTGTGGGTTGGTGACACGTGAAAAGTCACGTGCTACTTTTCTTTCACCGCTAACACCACGCTGGTAGTTAGCCCAATCTGGATGTGTCTCGTCCATCTTACTGAGTCTCGATTATGCGGAAGAAGGTTCCGTCTTTGATTTCAATCAACGTTCGACCAACATTGTAACCGACACCTTTCTCGGCCAGCTTGACATCGAACTCCAAGTGATACGGCGGCACACCATCACCATTCGGGTATTTCACCGTAACAACAACCGTGACCTGATCAAAATGGGCGGCCAGGTAATTCTCCAGATTCTTACCGGAGATAATGGCCAGCTGATCCGGGTTCTCACCCCATTGCTGCACATCGTACTGAAACGAGATGATACTATCGGTCAGATACGACTGTGATTTTTGGTTAGCCAGCCAATAAGCAAACAAGCGGTCAATGCGCTGTTTGACGCCCACCACCCAACCATCCACAGACATCGTGGGCACTACCTTTTGTGGAGTCATAATGGTTCCTGATTTATCCGTGTCTACATAGAGATAAATCAACAAAAAAAAAAA